AGGAATAGTAAGCTGTCTAATAGCCTGACTAACAATCCCTTCTTTAGTATCCCAGTCCTTCAATACTCTAAAACAAGAGAATTTTTAAAAGAATTTCCAAGTATAGCAGAAGCTGCAAGGACAGTGAACAATGGAAATATAAAAGCAGCTGTTACTAATATTTTAAAATGTTGTAATGGTGTAGCAGATACCCAATTTGGCACTGTTAAAAGAAAAACAGCCTATGGTTATATTTGGAAATTCAAAACATTGCGAAACATAAAATATTAAAAAGTTATGCAAAGTCGTAAAATTACAGTCATACAGACTAAGAATCAGAAGAAGAGTGTTATTATGTCAGCAGCCACGACCCTTGCTGAGTTGAAAAGTGACCTGAGGGCCAATGGTATTGACTATAATGGCATGACCTTCTTTGAAGGTACATCAAAGGTTGAATTGAAGAATAATGCTTCAGTTCTGCCACATGATGTTCCTTATAAGGGAATTGTCACCAATGAGTTGGTTTTCATGCTTACTAACACCAACAAGAAAATTAAGTCTGGCGCAATGAGTAGAATGGAGGCATATGCTGAAATCAAGAGAAGGGGCCTTCAAGATGCTTGCCTTAAGAAGTTTGGCAAAAACTTCACTATGTGTAAGACTGCTGACCTTATTGCATTGGTACAGAGCAATGGTGCTTCAAAACCTGCTCCTGTAGCACCTGCAAGTAATGGTGGTGAGTGTGTTGATACTGTAGCAAGAGCTGCTATCAGCAAGTTGGTGGAAATTCTTGAGGACAATGGCACAATTGAAGATTATGAGAAAGAGAAAGTGCTTGGTATTCTTGGGGGTGCAGTAGAAGTTGCACCATCTGAGGAGTATAAGCCTAAGTCAGCTTCTCCTTACTCTGATGATGAGATTAATGATATGTTTGAAGGAATGAGTATTCATTAATAACAGACAATAGGTAAGAGGGTAGAGATGCCCCCTTACCTATTTTTTTACAATAGTATGGGTGAAGAAGTGGTTAAAACAATTGAAGAAAAAATAGAAGAGTTATATAATTCCTTAATGGAAAAGCCTCTTCAAGTGCTAAGCATATTCAATGATTTCTTTGGAGAGGATAAAGTTGATATGCAAGGATATTGGAGTTTGGACAAGTTCAAATCTTGGATGAACATAGAGCCTTTATCTACTTATATTCCTGATGATAATATTGTAAGCATGAACATGAATGACTGGAGCATGTATAAAACATGGTCTATTACTGATTTACCTGGAGACCAGGTAGAAAAGGTTGTAAATGTGCTTACAAATACTACAGTAAAGGAAAGAATTGGTAATGCTAAGTTCAATGGCATATTCATACTTGTGCATTTCCCTCATGTAAGAGTGACTAATGAGCATGATAGATTTGTGGATATTAATCACTTATGGGCTAAAGTAAAGGTGTCTTATAATGGTACACTGAATGGAGAATTCACACTTAACAGGTCAGAGTATACCCTGCTTCACATCATAAGTCATTACATGCACAGTCATGTCAGAAGTATCCCTACAGGGGATTTCACCCAATTCCAAAATCCTTGTACAGGCAGTGGTCCTATTAATGGTACTATTAGTGCCCTCAATAGGGATTATGATGAGGATATGTGGAATATGTTCTGCCTTGAACTGAGTAAGTATGTGACTGTAGAATCTGTTGCTGGAGTACCTTATAATTGCTTGGAGAAGTTAGGTACCAATGATATGGAAGTAGGTGTAAATAGATTCATTACATATCTGTCTCCTAATTACTATGAAAGTGTCATTACTCCTGATAAATTCAGGGAGTTTGTAAGGTACTTTATTAGCTCTAAGAAACTCAAATTTAACTATGTCAATGGCTCTTATTCTATTGGTATGTCATTCATTGAATTTATTGTACTTATTAGTAATGAGTTTATTAAGTGGTATAATGACCAGTTTAATAAAGAGGAGCTAACTGCCAAGTTTGCAGAATTGAAGAGGAAAGGTATCTTGAAAGAATGTATCATAGATAATGGTAAGATTTACTATGAGACAGGCAGAACCAATGTGAATAACTATTTAGGTTATATAGGTAAGAAGGTATGTATGTTCAAGGATAGAGAGATTACCATTAGCATTACAGACATTGCGGAAGTAAGGAATGAGAACAAGAGTATAATACTCAATACTCAGACTGCACTGTATATATTAAATATAATTTTTAAAGTGTTAAACTACAGATATGGAAGAAACAAAGCAACCCATGAAAGTAATCAGCTTGGTACAGAAGTCAGGTACTTATAATTATAAGCTGATTATCCCAGCAGAAGTGGAGAGAAAGATAAGATTTGCCTGCCAAAAGGTGTGGAGTACTGAATGGTCAGGTACATTATTCTTTACACATGAAGGTTCATTTGAAAATAATGACCTTGTAATAAGATGTGTGGATATTTACATTATGGATATTGGTACTCAAGCCTATACAGAGTTTGATATGAATCCTGATGTGATAGCCTATATGTGTGAGAATCCTGAGCTACTTGATTGCCAAATGGGTCTTATACATTCCCATAACAATATGAGTACCTTCTTTAGTGGAACAGATACTGCTACTCTGAAGGAGGAAGGTAGGGATAGAAATAACTTTGTATCTCTCATTGTGAATAATGCAGGTACTTATACTGCTGCAATTACAAGGAGGGTTAAATCAAAGCAGGTCAAAGAATCTGTGTCCTATGAGTTCTTTGGTGATGGTGAAAAGCATGATACTAAGGAATATGTAAGTGATGCAGATGAGGTTGAATGGTTCTATCTTAAAATAGAGAATGAAAATGAAACATTTTCATTCCCAGACATGGCAGCAAGACTTGAGGAAATCAAGCAAGCTAAAGCAGAAAAGGCCAAGAAAGCTCAGACACCTGTATATCAAGGTGGTTATAAACCTGTTATTGCTAATTCCTATGGTACAAAGGCAGGTCCAGCAAATCTTGTCAAGAAGGAAGCTAATAAGCCTAAGGTAGTTCAGCCAACTCTTTTTGATGATATAGATGACTTGCCATTTGAAGAGGAATATGACATACCTTATGGTCAAGCATCATTTGATAAAGTTACTTTGAAGTTTCTTGTACTTCAATTGATTACAGGCAGCATTATTATCTCTAATGATAGTAAGATTGACATTACCAAATGGGCTAAGTCAATGCCTGCATTGTATGAAAAGAGATTTGGTAAGGGTGAAGAAGGCATGAAAAATTTCAAAATGTGGGCAGATACCTATGCAGAATATCTGACATGGTATGTGACAGATGAGAAATTGGAAGAGCTTGGCTTTGATGAAACAGAAATTTGTGCTATTTGTGCCCATGATATGATAGAGGAGCTTACAAAACTCCCTGAAAATGATTATATCAAAGGGTATATTGATGCACTTCAAAAATATTTAATATTATGAATGAAGAAGTAACAGCCCAAGAAAGCCTTCCTGCAACTTTACAGGAAGCTTATAATTCTTTTATAGAGGACCTCAATGAGAGTGCTATGCCTGAATCAGATAATCCTATGGAAAATGATGGTGATAGTATTAGCTCTGGACTTTCAGAAGAAGAACAGGCTATCCTTGACCAAGCTGTAGAGGATGCACATCAGGAAATACCTACAAACTCTGCAACTTTGCTTGTAGATGAAGCTACAAGTAGGTTTAGTTCTGCCATTTGGTATGAGAATATTCAGAAGAAGACTGTCATTTTGGCAGGTGTAGGTGGTATTGGTAGTTATGTAGGCTTCTTATTGGCAAGGATGAAGCCAGCTTCTATGTTTATCTATGATGATGACATAGTAGAAGCTGTCAATATGTCAGGTCAGTTATATGGTCAGTCTGATTTAGGCAGAACTAAAGTATCTGCACTGGCTGAGATGATTAGAAACTATGCTGGCTATAGCAGTGTCTTTGCAATAAATGAGAGATTTACCAATGAATCTGAAGCATCAGACATTATGATTTGTGGCTTTGATAATATGGCAGCAAGAAGACTCTTCTTTAATAAATGGGTAAATCATGTTCAATCCAAACCAGAAGAGGAGAGAAAGAATTGCTTATTTATTGATGGCAGATTAGCAGCAGAAGAGTTTCAGGTATTGTGTATCAAGGGAGATGATGAGTACAACATCAATAGGTACAATAATGGGTTCCTATTCTCTGATGCAGAAGCTGATGAAACTATCTGCTCCTATAAACAAACTACCTTCTGTGCAAATATGATTGCATCTTATATGGTTAATTTGTTTGTAAACTTCTGTGCTAATCAATGTGAGCCTCTCATTGATAGAGACCTGCCATTCCTTACCACATATAATGCAGAAACAATGTATCTTAAAACTGAAGTATAATGGAATTTAACCCAAGATTTGCATATAATGTAATGAGTATTTTCAATAGCAGTGAGTTTGGTAATCCAGACCAACTTGAAATGAATCTGTCTCTTGATAGTAACAATGTATTTAGAAGAAGCCTTGTCATTGAAGTAAACAATGATGAGGTAGAGGTACCTGTGATTGCAAGAGAACACTTTGAAAAGCTGGTCTCAGACAATATGGCTTATCCCACAATTATGGGAATCAAGAGGATAATACTGCCATTATATGATAATGCACCAAGCCAAGAGAGAAGAACCTTTGATAGTATCATAACTCAATTATTTACTAATGTAGGATATGGTAAAAGATTGCAGAAGATAACTACCAATAAGGGTGAAGTGTATTATGGTGGTAAAGGTATCATCTTTGATGAGAGCTACACTCCATTACTATTATGTACATTAACTGCAAGAAGTGTACATACTGAGGATAATGGTAATACTATGGTCTATTACAGACCTGTGTGCCGTGTCAGTCCCAAAGTATTCTTAGAATCTGATAAGTTGATTAATAAAGGTATCATCAAGAAATTGATTCCCTATTATACAAGTATGGATGTAAATTTCCCAAGAAACAATTACAGTTTCAGCAGTAATCCAGAGGACAGGAAAGTAAAGGTCATAGTAGATAATTTCAATAAGTTCTTTGTAGAACCTATTAAACCTGCTCCATCTACCTGCTCTAATGATGCACTGAATGAATGCCTTATTGACAATATTGATGACATAATGATGTTGATATGACATTAGATGAATACTTTGGAGATTGGATGAAGGTAATTGATAGGACAGGGCTTAATAATGTAATGGCTAAGGTTGGGCAAGAATACAGGAGAAAGCCTTTGTGTCCTGCCCAATCTAATGTATTCAGAGCATTCGAGCTTTGTCCTCTCAATGACTTGAAAGTAGTTATGTTAGGTCAGGATTTTGATAATAAACTATAAATAATTTTAATTATAATGTTGCAATATTAGGTGATTCTAATGGCCATAAAAGAGTCTTTAAGGAATTTGTGAAAAATATAGATGCTTTAGGTTTAGCTATATGGATGATGGTCATGTGACTAAAAATTCATGTATCTTATCTACTTGTTCATTTACTCTTGAAGAACAATCTTTATTAGCCAGTATATTATTAGATAAATTTGGTCTACATTTTACTGTAGGTAAACATGATAATAGTATGTATCTGCAAGCTAAGGATTTTCCTAAACTTGTAGAACTGATTAAAGATTATATTATTCCATCCATGCAATATAAATTAATTACTTATAGTAAAAGAAGGGTTCTGAATAAACAGGGTGAATTGCTGGAACAACTCAATGAGTCAATCAGCAGCCAAGCTACAGAAGAGCATAAAAGTATGTAGAAGGTTCAGAGACTAACAGGTGAATAGCTCAAATAATAAACCTGACACGAGTGCCCTGCATTGGAAACAATGAAGATATAGTCCGAACTATATGGTAACATGTAGAACTAGCAGATAAAGAGCTGTTAGGATAACAAATTGCCTTATCCACAAAAGGGAGTGGCAACTGGAGTATTATTCGGGAATAGGAAGGAAGTTGATGAGGATAACTTATCTCCTTCATTAAATGTTGTTAAAGAAGCAGCAATTAATTTTGAAGTTCCACATTATTGTATTACCTTTGACAACTCTCTTGAGAGTTGGTCTAAACAAGGAATACTAATGATAAACTCTGCACTCACTGTAGAAATGAATAGGATAGGTTCCCATGTGATGTTGTGGAGACCTTTCATAGCTAAATTGCTAAAGAACTTGTCTGAATATAATACAGCTATAGTATATGTATTGTTTGGCAGACAAGCCCAAACCTTCAAACCTTATATTAATGATAGGTTCAATCATATTATAGAGATTGAACATCCTGCATACTTTGCAAGGAGTGGCACTAAGATGCCACACCAACTATTTATTGATATAAGTAATAGAGTAAAAGGAATTTATGGTGTACCAATAAAATGGTACGAAGAGTATTAATACTAAACAAAAAATGGAAAAGATTTATTTGACAAATGGTAAAGAGGTACAGATTGGAGACACTCTGACTAAAGTATCTAAAGTGAAAGGCCCCTTCTTTGGTAAGGGTACTGTAATTGAGCATGTTAAAGTGACTAAGGATATTCTTCCTAAGCTCCTTGAGGCTGGTATTGTTACTACTACCAAACCTGCAAAGTCTGTAGTTGAGACTAAGGTTCCTATGGAACTGGAGTACTACATTCAGAAGATTGCAGATAAACTTGGCTGGAAAGTTGAGAAGGTCTATAACTATCTCAATAGTGTAGATGCTGTCCTTCCTGCTGCTGCATTCTCTATGGTACTTAGAGAAATAGCCATTGAGTTGGATAAAAAGTATGAGGGCCATATTGAAAAGAGTCCTGAGATTTATGTAATCTCTATGCTTGATGGTAGAATCACTAAGGCTAACAAAGCTCACATCAAGAACTATAGGAACTTTGCAGCATTTAGGTCTGTAAGTGATGCCAAGATTGCTTGCTCCATTGTGAGAGATGTACTTAAAGAAATGTTCGAGAGTGGCAAATAAGAAGATTAGGAATGCCACACAGAATAGTTCTAAGGGTATAACATTCAAATCCCAGTTGGAGAAGGGCATATACAATACTCTTCTTCAACAAGGATTTGAACCTCAATATGAGCCAACTACCTTTACTTTGTGGGAGGGTTTTGAGCCTATTACCCCATATTATGACAAGGAGACTGATAAGCAGAAAATCAAAAGATTATCAGATGGCATAGACACCCGTACTTCAAAGATACTTATTCAGAAAACAGGTAAAATTGTTGGTATCAGATACACACCAGACTTTTATTTCAAATATAATGACCTCAATGTTTATATTGAAGCCAAAGGAATAGAGAATGATGTATTCTATATCAAGAAAAAGATGTTTATAAAATATCTTGATAACCTATACACTGAAAAAGGTGAAAAGTCTATCTATTTTGAGGTATATACCAAGAAACAACTCTTGCAGGCAACAGAAATTATCAAGAGTTATGGACAATAGAGAACCAATAGACAGAATAAAGGCTTTGATTCCCTCATTGCCTGGGGGAGATGTGAAGCTTGCACATAGGTACTTGAATAGTAGGGACTTTGAGTCTCTCCAACTCTTAGTTGATTCATCTCTTGTCAGAGTAAAGAAAGGTCTTAGTAAGGAAAGTCCCAAAGAGGAGTATCTGAAAGCAGACCTTGGAGAAATGAGAAAGTTGAAGTCAGAAGTAGACACCTATTGTGGGGCACTTGAATTGCCAGAGCAGGAGGAATATGAAGATTTCAGTAGTGAAGAATATAATCAAGATTATTACTAATGGAGAGAAAATCTTTAAGAAGTATATCCTGGGATGTGTCTGAGGAAACATATAGGGCAGACCCAGCATTAAGCTATTCAACTCTTGCAAGATATGAGAGAGAAGGATTCAATAACTTGGATAAGTTATTTGACAGGTTAGAAACACCTTCTCTTACCTTTGGTAGTGCTGTAGACAGTATTATCACAGGTGGTCAAGAAGAGTTTGATGAAAGGTTTATGGTTGCTGAGTTTCCTTCTACTCCAGACTCTATTACAAAGATGGTAAAATCTTTGTTCAGTCAGTATGGAGATTCTTATAGGAGTCTTATCACAATTCCTGATGATGCAATCATTAAGGAGACTGAATATCAGAGTTATCAGATGAACTGGAAGCCTGAGACAAGGGCTAAAGTTATCAAGGAGAAAGGAGCTGACTACTATAACCTGTTATTTATAGCAGGCAGTAAGACTATACTTGATACTCAGACCTATCAAGATGTGTGCAGTGCAGTAAGGGCATTGAAAGGGAGCAAATCCACTCAATTCTACTTTGCAGAGGACAATCCATTTGAACCAGATATTGAAAGATTCTATCAGTTGAAGTTCAAAGGAGAGTTCAATGGTGTAAAGTATAGAAATATGGCTGACTTAATCATAGTCAATCATAAAGAGAAGTGGGTAAAGCCAGTAGATTTGAAAACAAGTTCCCATACAGAGTGGGATTTCTATAAATCCTTTGTAGATTGGAATTATCAAATTCAGGCAAGACTATATTGGGCTATTATAAGGCAAAATATGGATAAGGATGAGTACTTCAAAGACTTCAAGCTGCTTGACTATGATTTCATTGCAGTCAATAGGAGAATCCTTGTCCCATTGGTGTGGACTTGTCCATTTACACAGGCAGCAGGTACATTGAAATTTGGAAAGAATGACCAAATAGAAATGAGAAGTCCTTTTGTGATAGGAGAAGAGCTTTCTTCTTATCTCACTTCCAGACCAAGAGTTCCTGTGGGTATTAATGAAACTGGTCCTAATGATTTAAGAGAATGGTTAAATACATTGTAATATGCAAGTAATAAAAAGAGATGGCAGTATAGAGGAATTTAATGTTGATAAGATTATAAGTGCTGTAGAGAAAGCCTTTAAGTCTTGCAACAAGAAAATGCCTCAATATCTGTATGATATGATAGGTGCCTTGTTTGGTACTTTGGAAGGAGATACTATAGGTATTGAAGAGATACAGAATAAGGTTGAGGGTGTTCTTATGAATGACAAACACTTTGATGTAGCAAAGAGTTATATCATTTATAGGGAACAGCATAAGCAGGCAAGATTCATTAGAGAAAGAATTGACTATATGAATGAGTACAGTCAATCTAATGAGAATGCAGCTACTTCATCAGAGACAGATGCCAATGCAAATGTAACTATGAAGAATGTTGCCAACCTTGAGGGTGAAGTGTATAAGACTACTAATAGGGTTATTCAGAGGCAAAGAATGAAAGACAAGCTGAATGAAATGTATCCTGAAGTAGCTAAGAAGTATGAAGAGGATTTGAACTCTCATGTTATTTATACACATGATGAAGCAACTACTCCTGTCTTGAAGCAGTATTGTATGGCTGTGAGTCTGTATCCTCTTATGATGGAAGGAGTTGGCAATATTGATGGTATCACTCCAACACCTCCTAATGACCTGCAATCATTCAGTGGTCAAGTAACCAATCTTATCTTCTTGCTATCTTCTCAGTGTAAAGGTGCAGTGGCAGTAGGTGAATACTTTATTGCCCTTAACTATTACATTGTGCAGGAATTTGGTCCTAATTGGTATGAAAAGTTGGATGTAGTAACTACTACAGACCATTGTAACAAGCAGAGGACTGTAAGGGATGCCATATATAAAGCATTCAAGCAGTTTATCTATGGTGTAAATCAGCCTGCTGGTAATAGGTCATATCAAAGTCCATTAAGAAATCCGGTACTTTCAAATAAATTTTATATCTTTGCAGCATAAAATAATTTATAATTATGGCTGCACATAGAAAAGATTTAGATGATAGTACTATTATTGACTTGTATTTACAAGGTAAGTCCTCAACTGAAATAGCAAAACAGTTTGGGACTTCTCATAGAACAATCTTGTTAAGATTAAAAAAGCATACTATAGAGAGAAGAACTCTATCAGAGTCACAATGGAATTTCAAATCCAAAGAAATTCCTAAAGACTTTAGCAATAAAGAAGTCATGGAAAGATTATATTTGAAAGAGGGTCTTTCAAAGAAAGAGCTTGGTATTAGATATAATTGTGACCCTTGTGTTATTGATAGAGTTCTGAAGAATTAGGTATTAAAATTAGGAATAATTCAGAAAGCAAGGTAGGCCTGATGACAGGAGATAATCATCCTAATTGGAAGGGTGGAATTTCTACACTATCTCAAAGAATTAGAGAATATTGTAGTGATGACTCTCTGAAAAAGGACATACTTTGCAGAGATGGCAATCAATGTGTTATATGTGGTAGTAAAGATAGCCTACATGTACATCATTTAATTCCATTTAAGTCTATTCTTAATAGAATTATTATACAAAATTATCCATTATCACCAGTAGATGATGCAGATAAATTGTACGAGATTGCTGTTAAAGACAAAGAGCTGAATAATCCTAATAATCTAATAACAGTGTGTTCTATGTGCCACCATAAAATACATGGTCAGTTGTAGGTGGACTATAAACCCCTTGAATTGCTGGAACCCTAAGTCATAAGATATGGCAATCAGCAGCCAAGACCAATTTATTGGTAAGGTTCAACGACTATTCCTTTATGGAAGTACACTCAAGTGAGTGGAAGCTGGGGGTACTCATTTTTTGAGTAATGATATAGTCTGAACTTATAGGAAACTATAAGAAGTTCATAAGAGAACTGCATAGAATTAACGACTCTATGTGAACATAATGTTACAAATGTGTCTTATTATGACCATACTTACTTTGATTCACTGTTTGGAGAGTTCTATTATCCTGATGGTACTAAGCCTCAATGGGAAGCAGTAGATTGTCTGCAAAGGCTGTTTATGAAGTTCTTCAATAAGCTGAGAACCAAACAGATTCTTACATTCCCTGTAGAGACAATGGCTATGGTGTATGACCCTAAGACCAATGATATTATAGATAAAGACTATAAGGACTTTACTGCTGAGATGTATGCAGAGGGCCATAGCTTCTTCACCTATATATCAGACAGTGCTGATAGTCTTGCATCATGTTGTAGATTAAGGAATGAACTTGCAGAGAATACCTTTAATCCTACGTCAGGTCTTACTGGTGTAATGACTGGCTCATGCAATGTCATTACTCTTAATATCAATAGGATTGTACAGGATTGTAATAAGGCTTATGGATTGAAGAGGAATGGAGGATGGAAAGAAAATACTTCATTTCTTAGAGATTACTTAGTAGATATTCTCCAAAGAGTCTACAAGTACCATGTTGCATTTAAGACAATGCTATATGAACTTGAAGATAAGGGTATGTTTGCTGCTTCAAATGGTGGATATATCCATATCAGTAAGTTATATAGTACTATAGGTATCAATGGCTTGAATGAGGCTGCAAGATTCTTGGGTATGACTGTTGGTAACAATAAGGAGTATATTGAGTTCTTGCAACTGGTTCTTGGTACTATCAAGGAGCAGAATAAGGCACACTCTATCCATGATGCTAATAGACCATTCCTATTCAATTCTGAGGTAGTTCCTGCTGAAGGATTAGGTGGGAAGAACTATAACTGGGATAAAGAAGATGGATACAAAGTTCCAGAAGATGAGAATTTGTATAATTCATACTTCTATGATGCACATGATGATACTTCAGTACTTGATAAGTTTATTCTTCATGGAAGGCAGACTTATCAATTCACTGATGGGGGCAGTGCAGCTCATATTAATCTTGAAGATCACCTGAGTAAGGAGCAGTATCTCAAGCTGATAGACTTTGCAATAGCTAATGGAACTAACTACTTCACATTTAATATTCCTAATAGTAAGTGTGATGATTGTGGCTACATTACTAAGCATCCCATCACTGAATGCCCAAAGTGCCATAGTAAGAATATTACTCAATATACAAGAGTGATAGGGTATTTAAGACCTATTAAATCATTTGGTAAAGATAGGCAGATTGAAGCTAACAAAAGAGTTTATAGTAAAGGTGTATAATTTGTCCTTAAGGTTTTGTTATTTGCATTATTTTTAGTACCCTTGCATCAAAATAATTTAGTATGGAAGATAAAATTTTACAAAGTTGTGGTGATGTCTTGGTAATAGAAGGTAAATCAACAAAGAAAGTAAGGAATAGATACTATTACACAGGACATTTTGAGGGACACACCAGAAGGCTATATTTTAGATTAGATAGTGCCCAATATGGTAATGTCTCTAATCCAGATAAGAGAGATGAATATGGATTTATCTGTGATGAGTCTATTACTGATAAGCATATTTATAATGTTTGGAAGAATATGGAGAGGAGATGTTATGACCCTGAATGTCCTGCTTACAGTACTTATGGAGCTAAGGGGATAATAGTATCAGAAGAGTTCAAGATATATTCAAATTTTAGGAGATGGTATGAAGAAAATGGAGATAGTAGTCATAGTCTCGAAATAGATAAAGATTGCAAATCTCTTATACTAAATATTCCCAAAATATACTCTCCTAATACTTGTATTCTCTTACCTCCAGAGATTAACACTTTTATTTCAACTATAGGTAAGGGTATTTATCTTACTCCTCATAATACATATTGTGTCAGATTGAGGAGGAAGTTTGCTAAGGTTAATAGAAATTTCAAAACTTTGGAAGAGGCAGTTGCTTATAAGAAGGATAGAGATATGGAATATCTTAATACCTTAGTGGAAAAATATCCCCTACCTATAGATAACCTTAATATAGTTAAAAGATATGTTGAAATATTTGAATACTCAAGTAACATTTGCAGAGGTGCCTGACGAAATTACATTATGTATAAATATTACAGGATGTAAAAATGGGTGCAAAAACTGCCATAGCCCTTACTTGGCAGAGGACATTGGGGAAATATTGGATGAAGATGCTTTAGAGGAGATGGTACTTGCCAATAAGGGTATTACCTGCATTGCATTTATGGGTGGAGATTCAGACCCTGAGAGCATAAACAGGCTTGCAGAGTTTGTAAAGAAGAAACATAGCATGGGCTTAAAAGAGTGGAACAATATAAAGGTTGCATGGTATAGTGGCAGGGATATTCAGGCTGATGAAATTGACCTGAAAAACTTTGACTATATCAAACTTGGCCCATATATGGAAGAGTATGGCCCACTTACAAGAAGGGGCACAAATCAAAGGTTCTACTGGGTATGCAAGGCAATACATGAATATCCTGATTTGAAAAAAGAAGAGAGGTATTATACTATAGATATAACAAGTGAATTTTGGAAAGATGAGACTAAAGATTAAAGTAAAAGTATTGACTGAGGGTTGTATGCCTGTGATTAATGAGAATGGTGATTGGGTTGATTTGAAATCAGCAGTAGATATTACTATTCCTGCACCACAGTCTGATGTCCTCAAAAGGAAGACCATTGAAGGAGAGAGGGTAGGTCATAGGGATGTAGAAATTCCTACCTATTATATTCCTCTTGGAGTTGCAATGCAATTGCCCAAAGGATTTGAAGCTATTATTGATTCAAGGAGTAGTAGTCCTAAAAAGTTAGGATTATTCATCCCAAGTGGTCAAGGTGTAGTGGATAACACATATAATGGCAATGATGACCAGTGGCACTATGTATGTTCTCCTATGAGAGAGACCACTATTGAAGCAGGTGACAGAATCTGTCAATTTAGGATACAGCTTAGTCAGAAAGCTACTATGTGGCAGAAGATTAAATGGCTGCTAAGTTCAGGTATTGAACTTGTGGAAGTAGATGATTTGGGCAATGAAAATAGATTAGGATTTGGCTCAACAGGAATTAAGTAATAATGAAAAAAAGCATGAAGCATGATATTAGAAATAGTGGGTATATTGCTTGCAGTAATCATCTTAGCTGTTATTATTAATGGTGCAGAAGATTACTGTAAGCAAAGTAAAAGGGTAAATATGTCTTTCAAAGAGGCAATGGATTTAGTAGATTTGCCAGTTATCACATTTTATAATAATGGCAAAAAGTTTAATTTTCTACTAGATACTGGGGCTACAATATCCATAGTAGACTCAAATATATTAGATAGCCTTACTTGTGAAAAACTGAAAGATGTTGGTACAGTATTTGGTGTTGAAGGTAATAAGGTTCCAGTGTCTTATGTAAGAGCACAATTAGACTATAAAGGGGAAAACTATAAAGAGGATTTTCAAGTTCTAGATATGAGTAATGCCTTTGGTAATATAAAAGAAGAGAGTGGGGTGACACTTTCTGGAATACTAGGAAGTCAATTCTTTCATAAGTACCAATATGTGCTAGATTTTAAAGAGTTAATTGCCTATTCTAAGAAATAATGGAAGATATTATAAAACTTAGGTCTGGATACAAAGCTGTAAACTATCTCAAGAAGATGCCTAAGCCTGATGGTTCTGAATCAAAAACTTATGTACTTAAGACTGATGTGCCTACATTAAGAGTTGGTGAAGTGGGAGGTGTATGTCACATACATAAGTTTATTAATCCATCAGAAGGTCCAATAATTATAGAAGGTCAGGAGCTTGAGGAAGCCAAAGCAGTTGTCAAATCTATAGACTTTGTTGAGGGTTGTGGATGGACTATAACATTTGAATGATGATATATTTTGTTACTGGTCAGAGAGAACTATTTGAGTTTCCTGATGCTAAGTATAAATGTATTTCTGTAGAAGAGTCTCTTAAAATATTAGAGCCTCTTCGAGTAGTAGGTTTAGATACTGAAACTGCAGGTACGAAGATATGGCAGGGTAGATTACTTACTCTTCAACTTGGCAATAAGGAAAATCAAGTTGTAATAGACTGTATGACTGTTGATGTCAAGCAGTATAAGGATTATCTTGAAAGTGACAGACTATTCATCATTCATAATGCAAAGTTTGATTTAAGGTGGCTGTATAAGGAACATATTGTAGTCAGAAATGTCTATGATACTTATTTAGCTGAGAAGATTCTATTTCTTGGATTTCCACCTGGCATTGTATCTTTGTCCTTGCAGGCTTGTTGTGATAGGTATTTACATATCTATCTTGACAAGACTGTCAGAGGACAGATATATGCAGGTACGACAGAAGAGGTTATAGTTTATGCAGCAAATGATGTTGTGCATCTTGAGGATATTATGAACTTGCAGCTTATTACTATCAATGCAAGAGGTCAAAAAGTGGCACTTGATATTGAGAATGAGTTTGTAAGAGTCCTTGCATATATTGAATATTGTGGCATTAAACTTGACCCTGTTAAGTGGAAGGCCAAGATGGCTAAAGATGCAGAGAGGTTAAGGATTGCTGAGCAGAAACTTAATGATTGGGTAGTAGATTATGTAATGAAAAAGGGCGACCTTTCCCTCATTGCAAGAATCTATGATACTCACAAGAAAGGTAAGCCAGCCAAACTTGCAGATAATGTGTATGTGGTAATACCACAACCTTTATTATTCTCTGAGTTTGATACTGGGCCTCAATGTATTATTAACTGGAATAGTTCCAAGCAGGTAATCAGATTGTTTGAAGAACTTGGATTTGACCTATTGGTTAAAGACAAGAAAACAGGCAAGATGAAAAAGTCTGTGGAGTCTAGGTTTATAGAATTGCAGGCAAGTAAGAGTAGTATTGTTCCTTTATACTTGGAATATTCAGCAGCTTTCAAGGTAGTAACATCTTTTGGTCAAAACTTCCTTGATGCCATTGATCCTGTTACACAAAGAATCCACTCAACATTCAATCAAATGATGGATACTGGTAGATTGAGTTGTGGCTCAGGAGGAAAAGGTAAAGGAGGTAAGACTAAAGATGATGATATTGCAGAGAAGGAAGATAAAAACAAGGACACTTCTACACAAACAAATAATAAGAGTGTCAATATTCAGCAGCTTCCAGCTACAGAAGAAACAAGAGCAGCATTTGTACCTGAAAAGGGACATTTGTTAGTAGATTGTGATTATGGAGACCAAGAGGGCCATGTGTTCACTGAGTTGTCTAATGATAAGGAGTGGATTGCATTCTACAATGACCCTAATCAAAGAGATGGACACTCCTTTGTAGCCAAGATGTGTTTCCCTAAAGACCTTGATGGGGTTGCAGAGAAGGATGTCAAGAAGGTAAGAAAAGACCTTAGAGATTTGGCTAAGAAGGCAAGGTTCTGTTTCAATTATAATGGTCAAGCTCCCACAATGGCAACTAATTGTAATATTCCTGTGGACTTTGCAACTGAGATTTATAACAACTATTTCAAGAGATTTAATGGTATAGCAGGCTATTTCAAGGTACAGAAGAGAGATATGTGGAATAGAGGCTATATCCTAATCTCAAAGATAACTGGACTAAGGGCATATATCTATGACTATCCTATACTGAAAGGTATTGAAAGGAGAAAGAATGGTATGGAAGATTTCTGGGATATATACAAAGCTGCAAGAGATAGTGGCAGAGTAATATCTGAGATTCCACCATCTGTCATGCAAGAAATTGCAAAGAGGTTTGCCCAAGGTGTTCCTATTGAAGAAATAGCTGTTAGGTATTCATATAAGGTTGAAAAAGCAGGTAAGATAGAGGAAAGATTCATTGATATTAACAGGGAGACTGTATATGTGTCAGTGATGAAACACTTATGGAAGAGAAAGAGTGCTTCTGATAATCAGTCATGTAACTATCCTTCTCAAGGTACTGCTGCTGCAATGACTAAGATAGCAGGTATTAGATACTTTAATCATTTGGTTAATGATGGTCTTATATTCAAAGTCCTCATTCCTAATGATGTACATGATGAGTATCTGATAGAACCACCTGAGGAAATTGCAGAGCAGGAAGCTAAGAAGTTAAGTGAGTGTATGGAGTATGCAGCAGCAATCTTCTGTAAGAAAGTAACTATTAAAGCTGTGCCAGAAATTGCGCCCTGCTGGGTACATTGAACCTATAAAATTATGGAAACTTGGAGAATAGCTATTCCTATAGTGGTATTCATATTATGTGTGATAGGTGCATGGTATGTAATAAGACTAAGGATAAAAGAGATTAGAAGTAGAACCTATGTTTATCCTAAGACAGGTCATAAGTATGTGCCACTCTACAGGTGCAGGATGAAGAATCCTGTATCTGGAGAATGGTTTAATGCTTTGATTTATCAAGGGATGGAGAATGGTGAGTTGTATGTCAGAGAGTATAAAGACTTCTTTGACAAGTTTGTGAAACTTTTAGACTGGGAAAATGAAACAAAAGAAAGTGGACAATGTTAATCATCCTCCACATTATGCATGGCTTAAAGATAAATGCGGAATTGAGGTGATTGATATAACAAGACACATGGATTTTTGCTTAGGCAATGCTATTAAGTATATACTTAGGGCAGGACATAAGCAGGATGCAAGCCTTGCAGATAATCAGAAGGAAATTGAGGATTTGAAGAAGGCTATATTTTACATAAATGATAGGATAGCTCAAATAGAAGGTAAATAGGATAAAGACAAATAAAGTTGGAGTAGAGATGCTTCAAATACTTTCGAGGAATGGAAATAATGCTGTAATACTTTGTAGGTGTCCCATATGTGGGCAGCTATTTAGTATGCAAAGGGGCCATTTCTATAGAGGAAGTAATGGATGTAGATGCAGACTGCCAATTAGTGAAAGATTATATAGCATTTGGACTAATATTAAAACAAGATGCAATAATCCTAATAGTACCTGCTCTAAATATTACCATGACAAAGGAATTACAATATGTAAAGAGTGGGCTTCTAATTATAAGATATTTGAATCTTGGGCTTTAAGTTCTGGATATAATGATTCTTTGACTATAGATAGAATTGATAATAATCAAGGATATTATCCCTCGAATTGCAGATGGGTGTCATACCATAAGCAAAACAGAAATAAAAGCAGTAATATTTATCTTGTTATAGATGGAGTATCTAAAATCTTGAAAGATTGGAGTGTACATATCCACATACCATATAAAACTTTAATGAGTTTTTATTATAGGCATAGCAAAGATGAGACTATTCAGTATATCAATGGCAGGATAAAGCAATTAGGTGGTGAAGTATGAGACAATATACATCAAGAGAGTTCATAAAGATAGTGGAATTTAATGGTTTCTATTATAGCAGACATAATGGAGACCATGCTATCTATGTGAATGATGAGGGAAGGCATATCAGCATGCCTAAGAATCTTGAATGTGTAATTGCTCGAAGACTGATTAAAGAGAATAACTTGATAACAGACATTAAAAGGAGAAAAAAAAAATAATGGACAATTATAATTATCCTATAGGTGCAGATACTAAAGATGCACCCTGGAATCAGGCTGATAATCCTGAAAGGGAAATTGAGGTCACAGTAAGTGTCACCCTTAGTAAAACTGTAAAGATTAAGGTATCTGACTATGAGATTACTGACTCTGGAAAGGATGAAGATGGTGAGTATTTTGAGGATATAAATTACTCAAACTGTGACCTTAAAGGTGCAGTTGAAGAGCAGATTGTATTGCCTCAGAAAGCTTGGGATTATATAGCTCCTAAAACAAAGAAGGATGTTAAAGCCATCTCTGATTTGAAGGACTGGAATGTTGATGACTTTGAAGTGATTGAGGAATACTAAACTTAAAGAAGTATAATGAAAGTATTAAAGATTTGTTCAAGGACTTGTGGATCCTGTAAAGTACTGGAGAGTAATCTTCAGCTTGCAGGTATTCCACATGAAAGTATAGATGTTCAGTCTATACAGGGTGAGGATATAGCACCCAAGTATGAGATAAGGACAGTACCTACTCTCATCTTAGTAGATGATGAGGGAAATGTTGTAAAAAGACATAGTGGTCTGTTAGGTGTTCAAGAATTAAAAGAGTTCTGCAATGAAACTAATTAAGCCAAGTTTTGAAATATGGAATCAGCCTGCTGGTCTTGAAGGAGTTTATAAACAGATTGAGAGAGTAGGTAGAGTATGTTATAAGTCTGAGGATAAGATAACAGAAGATTCTGCCAAGCCTTTTGTGGATAGAATGATTAAGTCTGGTCATGGAGCTATGTTAGAGCATGGTACAGTATATCTTAAAGTATTCAATGTTATTGAAAACTCTGAGCTGATTGATAAATATAAGTCTAATAAGTATTCAGTAGTTAAAGAAGGAACAGAGGTATATAATTGTCATGGTGATATACTTTATGGAAGTTGTAAGTGCATTACTACTAACTACAGAGTATTGGTAGAGAATGGTTGGCTTGATGACTTAAAGTACATCTGTGGACCTACAGAGTACCATGAGAAGAGAATCACTGTACACTTTGTATGTGATAGGGGCGTATCACATGAGTTTGTAAGGCATAGAGTGTTTAGTTTTGCTCAGGAGAGTACCCGTCGAGAAACAATGGCGGCTTAAATAAGTAATTATTTATGAATAACCCAGTGAATTGCTGGAAGGCTAAAATTTATTAAATTTTTCTACAAGTTTGGATATATCCAAATTCATCATTATCCTTGTCATAGTAATAAATATAAAATTTTATTTAAGCTATGAGAAAAATGGATATTAACGTAGGTGATAAATTTGGGGATTGGACTGTAATAGATATAGATGTTCCATCAAGAAATAAAAGTAGATATGTATTATGTCAGTGTAAGTGTGGTTATATAGGAGAAGTTAATGCCTCAGCTCTTAGAACTGGAAGGAGTTCTAGCTGTAAATCCTGTGCCAAAAGGAAAAATACCACAATTTTAAAAGTAGGAAGTAAATATAAACATTGGACTGTATTAGAAGGTCCAATATACAAAAATTCTACTGCTTATTACAAAGTCAGATGTGATTGTGGGACTGAAACCTATAAGTTACCTATAGAACTTCTTTATAAAGATAGAGACTTTCAATGTGAAAAATGTGCTCATAAAGAGAATATGGAAAACATTAGAAAGAAAAATGGAGAAATTGGGGAACTTACTAAAACTGAATATACTAGACTTAAGAGGTCTGCTGAAAAGAGAAATTATGTTTTTGAGGTTTCTATAGAATATTTATGGAATCTTTTCCAAGAACAGAAACAAATTTGTGCTATTACTGGAGACTTTATACAAAGTATAAAAGATGCTTCTTTAGACAGAATAGATTCTACTAAAGGGTATATTGAAGGTAATGTTCAATGGGTAACTCAGCAAGCAAATCTTAGCAAACATATTATGACAATGGAACAATTATATGAATTTTGTAGAAAAGTATTAAATCATGCTAATCAGCAGCCAAGCCAACCTTTAACAAAGTTGGAAGGTTCAGAGACTAACAGTTGAAACTATGGAACAAATTGGAATATATGCCTTATGTGAGAAACAAGGATATATTCCTGTTTGGTGTCCTAATAATTGCTCCATAGAATATAATACTGACACGAGTGCTGGGCATCCTATGGAGGATGATGATATAGTCCGATACTCCTTGGAAATGAGGAGAGTTAAGGATAAAGAGCCTTAATATAACAAATGTATTGTAATTATAGTAAGGATAAGTTTGGTAATGAAATTACTTTCATTAAACCCTGTTGGTTGGATGATGAGAGACTGAAACTATATGGACCTTATCATACTGTAATAAGGGACAAATCTCCTGAAAGTATATTCATTGCCAGTCTAAATAATGCTGAAAAGGATTATATTGACTTGATTGACTTAGGTTGGAAACCACAAGAAGCAAGAGCTGTTTTACCTAACTCCTTAAAGACAGAATTGGTTGTAACTGGATTTGTATCTGATTGGAATCACTTCTTTGACCTAAGAGCAAGAGGTACTACAGGTGCTCCACATCCTCAGGCTAAGGAGTTAGCAGAGCCTTTAATGAAGGAATTTATTGCAAGAAAGTATATTAATAACTAAAAAAAGTATGGCTTTTGGTACGAAGAAGTCAGTTGTAGCTGCACCTTCTTTCAGTGAAAGAATGGCAAGCATTAAGTCTATGTTTAAGACTGCACATGAGAATGCAAGTAATCTCCATGCAGAAATGGAGTCAGAGATTGCAAAGAAGGAATCTCAAATTGCTGCATTGCAGGAAGACATCAAAACTATTGGTGTTACTAAGCAGGAGGCTGAAACATTTATGTCTAATATAGAAAAGCTTATTTGATATGATTGAGCAAATAAATCAGTTAAAGCAAGGTTCCATTATTAGTGAGAGTTCTCACTATATTGTGAACAGAGTATCAGGCTCTAATGCTTGGCTTACTCAATTTAAGAGTGGTGACTGGTATGAGCTATCTGAAGAACTACGCTAATTCTGCTGACTTGTTTGAAACTACAGTAAAGGTAACTAAGGAAGATAAGAAGGATGGTACTCTTGGTATTAGAAGTATTTGGGAGAACATCCATTCTGGTCAGGTATTTACTGTATGTTTCAAGAAGCAGGATAAACCTAAGAGTAAGAGAAAGTTACAGGAGGAGATTGATGCTATTGTAGAGCAGTTCTCAAATAGTATTGACACAGTTAAGAACAATAAGAAAGGTGTTGCAAATGCAGCAAAGAATCTTATTACTGAGCTGGTTAATGGCCCTGTACTTCCTTATGAAGAAGGTGAAGATAGAGTTCTTAGAGGCTATAAGATTCAATTTGAATCAAGAGATTGCAGATATGATTGTGTAGATATGGACATTACTAAGACTGATAAAGAGTCAGGTATTAGACCAGTCAATATCTTAACAATCAAATGGCCCATATTCAATGGTGTCAAGTACATTGTTGAGTAATCTTATAAGGGAGAATAAGTTAAATACTTGTTCTCCCTTTAGCTTTTTGAATAAAAGCTTGTGTATTACAATTAAACTACTTACCTTTGCATAAAAATTAATATTAATTTATATGAGTACAAAATGTTATAATCCTATTAAGGGAATTGATGACGTAATTGCTAGTAAAATTCAGGGTTGGAATGAGTATAGAGTAGCTACATTAAGAGGAATGTATGATGAATCACACTCATCTCCACTTGATACATCAGACCTTGATAAGGCTGTACAGGACTTGGTCTCATATAGAAGAGACTTAGGAAAAATGAATGCAGAGTCTATCAAGACTACTAGTTCTAATTTATCTGAGTCTTATCAGAAGTTGAAGGGGTCTTTTAGTGCTGAAGAGAGATTTAATAGAATCAATATGATTTCTACTATGTTTTCTGACAGACTTGATGCCTTACAAGAAGCTAATCCTTTCCTAAGTAGGAAAGTTATATGTAATGGATTTGTTTCAAATGGTAAACTAGTGGCAGGTCAATTCTCAGTATTTGAAGGTGTTTATAATGACTTGCTTGAATACTATTCAGAGGCTGTTGAAGAAGGTGATATGGATACAGCCAATAGTTATAAGAAGGTTCTTGAAAACTGGGGAGCACTAGTCTCTCATGCTAGAATGAGATTGAGAGATACAGAGGAACTCAGACTTGGTGACAAGATAGAGTATGCAGATGATACAAATCCAGATAACTACAATGATAATAAGTTATCTGAATTATATGATGCTTCAGAGTCTAAAAGAGAAGCATGGCAAGAGACCTCTGATATGCACTCTGCATTTGGTTCTGTAGGAAAACAAGTAAGAAAACTTTTAGGTTCTATTCAGAGAGTTGAAAATGGAGAAGAAGTATATGATGACTTAGGTTTTCCTATAATGCTTGACCCTGTTAAAGCACATCAGTCTTTGATTGAAATATTAAGAGGTGTTACATCTGAAAGACAAATGATAGGTTTGCTTAGAAATGCCTCTAACAGTCAGACTTGGTTACAGCCTGTTATAGAAGAACTTGAAAATAATGACCAGCTTAGGACACAGTTCTATGTAGATTTTAAGAAGAACTTTCAACCTTACTCTATCCTTCTTGAAGAGGTAAAGAATGGGTTAAGAACTTTCAAGACTCTTATATTGAATAGAGTTAATAATAGTCTCTCTGGTCAATACCTTACTAGTATCACTTTGGGTAAACAGGTTAATCCAAATACCTCTGTATTTAACAAGGATGGTAGTATCAATTGGAAAAACTTACAGAGTCTAAGAGAGTTGGTTAAGGAATATTTTCCAAGTAAGTCTGTAAGCATTACACCAAAGTTCTATAATGATAAAGAAACTTCTTGGCAAGAAAAGAAAAGAGTTCTCATTAAGATTACTGAAGCTTTGGGTATAGACATTGATGGTGGAACATTGGATAAGATTATGTCTAGTGGTAGAGACCTTCATAAGTTTACTGATGCTATCAGTGAGTTAGTAGAGTTTGGTACTGACAAGATTCTTAATAAGAAGGAGCTTGAATCACTTGATAAAGGTGAGTACTCTTTGTCTAATAGGCCTTTCAAAGACTTTATAAGATTTTCTCCAGCAGGCTCTACAGCAAAGCAGGGAGTTATAAGAGAGAAGATTGACAAGATGTTATCTATTGTAACTAAGAACAGAGAAGGTCTTAGACTTGAGTCTAGAGTAAGGCATAAAGATAAGAATGGTAATAATGTTACTTTGTTCAGTAATGTCATTCCTTCATATCTTGGAGACAAGATGGATAGGATTGCCAGTTTTGTGTCTAACAATGACAGGCAAGGTCTTAGGAGAATGATTGAAAATGAGTTCTTGGACTCTTCTTTCTTCATGGATAAGGATAATGGTACTATATTCAATAGGTGGTTGAGAGACCTTTATGAGAGTGGCTTAGATGAGAAAGATTTTGCTGCCAACTTTGGATTTAAGAGATTCTTAGGAACTTCTGATAATAGCTTTGAGAACTTTACTAGTAAACAACATGCTATTGACATGATGGCAGAGTACTTCTCTGAAAGACAAAAGAGTCCTAATAGCCAGTATGCCTACTATCCTGTATTCATCTTAGGAGATAGTGGAGTATCTAAGTTTATCAAAGCTAAAAGATATTCTGCTCAGGAGATACTTGATGGTCTGTATGATGTATATAGACAAGAGAGGAGAAGAATGGCTCTCACATCAGCAGCTAATACTAAGTTAAAAGAAGGTGGGTATTCACTTATTGAAAACTTCTCAAGTAAAGAGAATGAATATACAGCTCTTCCTTTCCTCAACAAGGATTACAAATCTCCTGATGGTACTGTAGGCAAGTATGCAGCTATGATAGGGGAAAATCCTTCAAAGCAGGAAGTTGTAAAGGCTATTCAAGCCTATATGGAGGAGGCTGTAAATAGCTTCAAAACAAGCCTTAATAACTTAGGTCTTCTTGAAACTAAAGAAGTATATAATCCTAAGACAAACAAAAAGGAGGTACAATATGTATATTTCAGTCAAGAAGTAAATGGTAATAAGTCTATAGATGAGGTAATAGCAGACTACTATTGGAATACAAAGTTTGCTACTATACAGCAGCTTCAATTGTTCACTATTGACCTGGCATTCTATAAGGGAACTAAAGACTTACAGAAGAGATATAAGGAAATACATGCCCCAGGCAGTGTATTAAGCCTTGAAGCTAGAGACTTTGATGGCAGTCTTTATAGTGAGGATGGAATAGAAAGATGTGTTTATTTTGATGACATTAATTTAAATGCAGAAGTGTCTAATCCTGAATTCATGAAAGCTATTGAAGCTAAGTTCGGCAAGAACTCTCCAGTATATAAAGCTTATACTAAGAATACTCTTACTGATGGTCAGGGATATAGAACCCTTGAAAGCTACAGAAAAGTAATGGGTATGGCTGGTAAGTGGACACAGGAAATGGAAAATGTGTATAATACTATTAAACAGCTCAGAGCTGAATATGGTAAAGATGCTCAGATTCCTTCTGACAAACTTACTGAAATTGCTAATATGTCTGTAGTATTTCAACCTATTAAACCTTATATGTACACTATAGAAAACTTGGCAGTAAATAGTACTGATAAGTTAAAAATTCCAGTTCAGCATAAGTATGCTGAAGCAGTACTTATCCCAGAGTTATTACCTGCTGGTAGTAAGTTAAGGGATATGGCCTATTGGATGGAGTCTAAGGGCGTAGATTTGGTAGGTTCTACTAAGATTGTTAAGGTTGGTGGATTTGGTTCTACTGATATATCTAAAGCTTCTAATGCTCAAGAGTTAAGTAATGCACTTGACAAGGCTTATATCCATCAATTAAGTTATGGTGATTATAGAATTCAGACTAATGTACCTGAGCATATTAATAGCTCTCAGTTATTTGGTACTCAGGTAAGAAAGCTTATTATGGCTAACATTAAAATGGATGACTATCACTATGAGAATTATGTTGGTGGAAAGAAAGTAAATCTTGGAGGTAAATATGATGAGGTAAGATTGAATGGTAGAAACCTAGTTTCATTCTATAACTCTCTTATTGTAGCTAATATACTTAAGTCCTATGATTTATTTGCTAATGAAGTATCTGATATAAAGAAGTTAAGTGATAAACTTCTTCAGACTACTATCAATAATAGCAGGGAATCTATGGATAATATGTTGGCATATTCTTTGACAGGAGATGACAAGTTCTTGGTACCTTTGTTTGAAGGAGCATTGGAACATGATTCTTCTGCAATGCTATTCAGTATATTCAAGAAGAGAGTCAATAAGCAGTCTATTAAAGGAGGTAGTGCTGTTCAGGTATCTGCAATGGGTATTAAGGGATATGAAGAGTCTGGTGATTTACACTATGTTGTAGACCCTAATAATCCTAATAACATCTTATATGCAGAGTGTGAAATTCCTTGGGATATTAGTTATACTGATATTAATGGTAAGGAAGTAGCATTGGAGTTCAGTGATTACTGTAATGAAGATGGTACTCTCAAGACTGATAAGGATGGTAACACATTACTTGAAAAGAAATTCCCTAATGCTTTAAGTATCCTTGCTTATAGAATTCCTACTGAAAGAGATTACTCTATGATTAATCTTAGAGTGAAAAGATTCAGTCAGAAAACAGCAGGAGGTACTATCAAAGTTCCAGCACAAGGTACTACTATTGCAGGATTTGACTTTGATATTGATAAGCTGTACTTCATGAGAAATGAGTATAGACAGAGAGAATTATCATCTTCTGAAGTAGCTGAAATATGGAAGGAATTCTATGAAACATATCCCAACATAAAAGATGTCTTGAAGGAAGCTAGAGAAGAAGATACTGAATCTCTTAACAGACTTTACAAGCATTGGGATAAAGCAGGACTGCCTTACAGTTATAAAGAAGCTTTTGCACAGTTTATTGCTGATAGAGGTTATATCTCTTTTGAGAGTTATGACTTCAGTAAGTCTCCACTTGATAATACTAGAGCTGCTAGAAATAACATGCTTATAAAGTTAATTCAAGAAAGACTTATGGACTATGAAACCTTTGAGCAGAGATATACTCCAGGTGGATTTGCTAATGCTTCTAAGGCTGCCAGAACTTTAAGAGAGTTGTTATTTGGTAATCTTGAAGGTATTGTAAGTAGAGGAACTGTAGACTTCAATGCTATAGCTGAAAGAGCTAAAGATAGTAAGTCAGACCCAGAACCTGACTATGACCCTTCAGACCCAATGACTATCATTACTTATAATCAGCAGAATCAAGTAGCTGGAAAGTTGATTGGTATATTTGCTAATCAGAATACTAATCATGCTTTCTCCTCTTTAATGAGTGAGTTCACTCTGAAGGACCCTATTAGATTTGCTGGTCATAGTTATAATGATTTGTTACATGCTCCTAAAGGTATTGATGTTGATTTGAATGTTGCAGAGTTCTTGGCAGCTTCTGTAGATGCTGTAAAAGACCCTGTATTGAATTTCTTGAACTTGAATACTATAACTGCTGATGCTGGTGCTGTATTAGCTAGAATAGGTTATACAACCCAAGAGATTGGTTTGTTATTTAACCAACCTATAATTAAAGAGATATGTGAGTATAGCTTTAATAATGGTGTTACTGCTGATCTGGCAATGAGAGAAGTAGTTAAGAACTATATGGGAGATGATACAGAAAGTCCTAAAGCTAACCCTGATGAAGACTTCTCTATCAACAAACTTGCATTGAATATTGTCAATGATAGAGTTATGAGAGAGCAAGGTAAGAATGCTATGGATAATCAGCCATTCAAGGCTGACCAATTGAAAGTAGCAGAATTATTCTCTCAGATTCAGACAGTAGCAGGTGATACTTCCCAGTTTGTTACTTCATCTAAGTTTACAGCTTCTAATGCAGTTGGTTCTACTTTTGGTGATTTATATTCTCAACAGATGAAAGTCAAGAATTATATTGATAAGTTTGTTGTTAAGAATGGTAAGAATGCTTTGTCTGTAAATATGAAAGTTACAGATATTATAGATTCTCCTATAACCAATAACACCAACTTGCAAGGAAGTAATCAGGAATATCTTAAAAGTCTTATTGAGAATCCTTTGGCTTATGAACAGGCTATGTATGATATGAACAGGAGAGCTGGTATGTTACTTAACAGTTACTATCCATATAATACTCCTTCATATAGTGGAGCTAGAAATAGATTAGCAGAACTTACTAAGAGTAATTTCTTAGATGCTGATACAATCAATAGTATCCATAGTGATATGCTTGTTTATATGCTTTCTCAGCAAGAGGATAGTTTATTTAATGGTGAGATGCCTACTAAAGATGGTATTCCAGCCAGAGAATATTATACTAAACACTTTGCTAAAGAAGTATTCAATACTCTTGAAAGTAATCCTGATTTGAAGTCTCTCCCTTTATTCCAGTATATGCAGTTTGTTACCAATGAAAAGACTGGTGATATAAGTATGAATGTACAGGGAATAGGTGGACTTGCTCCTTATCAGAAAGATGAGTTGAAAGAAAGTTGGGCAGAGTTACTTAAAACAGAGCCTGACTTGGCTAGAGACTTGTTCATGTACAATTTCTATAAGCTAGGATTTACATTCAGTCCTTTAGCTTTTATGAACCTTGCTCCTACTGAATTGAAGCTTGCTATCAAAGTAGGAAGAAAGTGGGATTCTAGTGCTAATGATGGAAATGGTGCATGGGTTGAAAGGAGTTATGTAGGCTTCCTTAATGATGTTAAGGAAGGTACTGTTACTGCTAATAGTGAGAAGTTTGCTAAACAGTATATATTGAATCATCTTGATAACAGGAGACTGGTATTTACAGCAAAAGGAAGCAATCTTAAATATCTTAAAACATTAGTTTATAAGAATGGTGAAGCTGTTTCTAACTTTACTCTAGATGTCAATAAACTTGGTGATGATGCTAAGAACTATACTATTAAGGATAGTACATTACCAAAGAACTGTGTGGCATTCAGACCATGTATAGTAGTAGATGGTATAACATATATATGTGATAGTAGCAATGATAAGTTCAATGTAAGTTATGATGGGTCTATAACCTATTATAAGGTATCTCAATTAGGTACCACTAATAAATCCCTTCAATATGTATCTGACTCAGAATCTAGATTGACAGACAATGAGCAATATGATAACAATATGGAAGGTAATAGCTCTCAGGAATTTATTCCTGAAAATACTCCTAACTCTTTCAATAGAGAAGAAGCTATCAATCAGATAATTGATTATGGCATCAAGAATGGAGAATTCATGGCTGAACAAGTGGAATCTATAAAAGAGTATCTTAATAGTCAGTCAGGTGTAGACCTGTCAGACACTGTCAATGCAATAAGGAATGAGATTCAAAATAGTGGTTTAACTGATAATACAGGAGAAAAAGTTTGTTAATATGGCAGATAAATGTTCAATTTATGCTCATTGCACAAACTCTAAAGGTGAAGTAGTAGAAAGCAGGTTATTCAAAGACCTGCTTCACTACACTTCTAATAATAGGGAACTTGCAAAGGAGTATTATGGTATAGGAATTAATCCTAAATTTCTTGAAAAGGTACAAGGAAGTGCTAAGTTTGATGAGAATGGTGAAATTACTTTCCAATCATTGAGAAGTCTTGCTAAGCTTAATGTAGACAAAGATACATTGATTAATACCCTGAATAAGGATATAAACTCTGGCATTTATGATTATGAGGAAGCAGTAAACAGACTGCAATCTTTTAATAGAAACAGCCAGTTTAATAATGAATTTATGGCTACTATTACATCTACAAAAGATGGTAGATATAATTTATCTGTAGTTGAGAAAAACCCTTCCAATGAATTAGCTCTTAATCAGGAAATCTCTAATAGGACTCTTCAAGACAGGATTAAATACTACCTGAACAAGGCTGGAGTCAGTATAGAATTCATTGAGAATGATGAGAAGGTAAATGGAAGGTATAGTACTAAAAATGCCAAGAAGACTGCTGATGGCCTATATCAGTTAATACAAGTAGCTAATGGTAAAAATGTAACTGGTGTATTGGCAGAAGAGGCAGGACACTTTGCTATAGGTGCCTTAGGAAATTCCCCTCTAGTAGAGAGGCTTATGGGGTTATTAACTCCAGAGGTACAAAAGCAGATAGTAGGAGATGAGTATGATAGTAAATATCTAGGAGAGTCTTCCAGAAGAGAGATAGCTGGTACCTTAGTTGGTCAGGCTATAGCAGGTAATATAGATGATAGAGCACCTTGGCAATCTCTTGTTAAGAGAATAGTCAATACAGCCAAGAGAATATTTCATAGCATAAAAGGAGATAGCATTGCCAATACTGCATTAGAGGCTGAAAGAATTGCAGATATGATAGCTAAGGGATTTATGTCTCCCAACTTTACAGGTAGTGTAGAAGAGGCTATTAAAACCAAGGAGACCTTATATAATGCTCCTACTTCCTTTAATGTTAAAGTATTCAAGCTGGCTGTGAACAGGCTTAAATTGCAAGCTTCAGAGATGAAGTCTATCAGTAATACATTATTTGATAAATTCAATAATATAGTGGGCCAGGTTGAGAGTGGTAGAAACTTAAATGTGCCCTCTTCATTTGCAGATTCAATTGCTCTTGAAGGGATAACAGAAGCTATATCACTAATGAGTGACTTAATGGTAGCTGAGATACCTGATATATTGGCATCAATTGACTTTGATAATGTAACTGACTTCAACTCCAATATGCCAGCTAATGCTAAGGCACTAAGAGTTGTTAGGGCATTTGCTAGGAATGCTCTTGCATTAATAGACCTTATAAACTCATCTACCTCTAACATATCTGGGGCAAATAGATTATTTGGAGATACAAGGAATGTTATAATTACTGACTCTCTTGGTAACAGAGTATCATATAACTTATTAGATATTACTGATAAGTTGAACAAGCTACTTACTGGTAGAAATGGATTGATTAATGAACTCAAGAATAAGGAAAGTCAATTCTTCCTTAAATTCCTTGAAGGTGCTAACTATGGCAATAAATATATTACAAGAGCAGCCAGAGTCATATTCAATTGGAAAGGTAGAGGCAATAACAAGCTTATTGAGTATAGAGATTCAGAGGACATTCCTATATCAGATTTGATGAATGACTTGGAGAGTGATATATCTCTGTTTGAAAGGTTCCTTGCATCTATGTCTAACAATTCAGATGTTATAGGCCAGTTAGCAGATAAGACTGTGAAGCTAGCTAATAAGTGGGCAGATGATATGACTATTCAAGCTCAGGACCAACTTAGGGTATTACAGTCTAGGTTAAAAGATATTAAGCTGAGTAATACTGATATTTTTGTTGAAAGAAGTAACAGGGATGGTACTATAACAGGAAACATTATATCAGCATACTGCTGGGGAGATTATGAAAATGACTGGCTAGACTTCAAGAAACAAAGTATAGAGGAGTTTAACCAAAAGTACCCTAATCTTGATGGAAAATCTGACTTTGAAAAAGCATTGCTATGGGATAACTTCTTTAAACCTAAAGCTAAAATATGGCATAAGGGAGATGCAACACATATTGCCCATAGTCAGTGGGACAATCAGCAGCAGATGTACATTCCTAGCTCTGACTATGAAAGTGAACAGTATAAGAGAGATATACAGCCATATCCTGAAAGGGTAAAATGGCTTAATGAGTATATGCAACTTAAAGCTGATTTGGATAGTAGACTGCCTGAAGGTAGTATGCCTTTACACAGAATGCCTCAATTCAAGGGTACATTCTCCAATAAGATTAGGAATAGGAGATTATTTGAAAATTCAAGTAAGGCTACTATACATACTGTAATGACTGAAATGAGAGATACTTTCTGTGAGGACAGTGAAGATACTGATTTTGGAAGTCAGCAGACATACAATACTATAGATGAGGATATGTTCCATAATCAACTTGCATTTGAAAGGGAGAAGATTAATAGGGTTCCTCTATATGGGGTCAACAAGCTGAAAGACCCTTCTGAGCTATCTACTGACTTATTCTATTCTACATTTGCTTATGCAGGAATGGCAAATTCTTATGCAGCTATGAGTCAGGTTGTTGATACTCTTGAAGTTGGAAAGGAGGTTCTTAATAGGAGGACTGTAGAAGGTATTAACTCAGAAGAAAGTAGATTGAAGGATAAGTCTAGGGCTTATAATAGATACCTTAAATTTCTTGATAAACAAGTATATGGTATTGGAGTTCCAAAGCTGAAGATTGGCAATAAGCTAGTGCTTAATAAACTATTTGGATTTCTTACTGGATTTGCAAGTAAATACTTCTTAGGAGGTAATATTACAGGTGGTATGGTCAATGTTGGAACTGGTTCTATAGAAATATTTAAGGAAGCTTTCTCTGGTGAATACTTTGATGTAAAAGATTGGGCCAAGGCACATAAATCCTATTATGGAAGTTTCATGCAGAATTGGTGGGGATATGGAAAGGAATTTAAGGAAGATAAAGTATCCTTAATGATTAGGCATTTTAATATGCTTAGTGAAAATAGAGGTAACCAAAGAGCATGGCACACAAGAGATTCTAGGATACTTAATATGTTCGGAGAAAGCCTATTCCTGCCATATAAAGTAGGAGAGCACTACATGTCTTCTATGTCTTATCTTGCTTTAGCTAATAAAATTAAGTTGTATGATTCTAATGGCAACAGAATATCATTATTTAATGCTTATAAGGTAGTAGATGTTGAGGATGAAAGTGGAAATGCAGACCCAAAATATGGCAAAACTCTTAAACTAGAAGGCACATTCTTTAAGAGTAAAGAGGGCATCAAAGAATATAACCTTATACAATCTATAATAGGTCAGATAGATAATGTTCTTAGTAACCCTTCCCCTTTTGGCTCTGTACTGAATCTTAGTCAGGAAGAGTTAGATTATATAAATTCCAAGGGCTATAATCTAGCTGACATGGCAGATGTTAAAACAAAGCTACTTGAGGATTCATATAAACTTACTTGGACTATTGATGATGAATCTGCTTTCATGGATAAAGCCAGAGAAATAAACAACAGATTACATGGTATCTATAATAACCAAGATAAAGTAGCTTTCCAACAGAATATGTTTGGTAATATGTTGCTAGCCATGAGAGGTTATGCCTTAGGTATGCTTGAAAGAAGATATGGTGCAAGCAAATATAATACTATACTTGGTGGAGAAACTGAGGGTTCAATGAGAAGCTTAGCTAAAGTTATTGCATCTACTTTTACTGATAGAGGAGGCTTTGGTTTAACTATGAGAGCCATATTACTGCCAGTTAGTAAGAAGACAAAACAAGCAATGCTTAATGCTGGATTCTCTGCTAATCAGTATTATAATATGAGGAGAAATATGGGTGATGCTATGTTTATCCTTGCATTAACTCTACTAAAGATATTGACTGCTAAAGGTGGTGGAGATGATGATGACAAAGAGTCTGAGGAGGAAGTAGACACTACTACTGGTATAGTTTACTACTTTGCAGCTAGATTGTTGAGAGAGCAGTCTGCAATGAATACTGCTTGGGGTGTGGTTGATGAGTCACAAAATCTTATGAGTATGATTCCTGTTGGTGTAAGTGGTCTTATAGATATTTCTAATCTGGCATACCAATTTGGTGGAAGCCTTGTAGCTGATGAAGATAATAGTGAATTTTACTATCAATCTAAGAAAGAAGGTATGTATGAGAAAGGAGATTCCAAATGGGAGGCTAAATTCTGGAGAATGTTTCCTTATCTTAGAAGTAACTATGTATGGGAACACCCCTATGAAGCAGCTAAATCTTATGAGTATGGTAGAAAGGTTAGAAACTAATAAAACAATAAAGGCTAGAGAGGTTATCCTCCCTAGCCTTATTTTTTTTTGCCTTAGAGTGGAACTTTAACTCCTTTACATTTAAGTTCATGCTCCATCTCTTCATCAGAAAGTTGATTCCATGATTCTTCTGTATATCCTACAGACTCTAGTACTTTAATGGTTTCTTCATTCCATAATGATACACCATCCTCAGTTATAAAGTTTTCCCAAACTCCCCAAGTTAATCTTGAAGGTATTAGCCTTGTAGGTTTAGGATTTACCTTAGTACCTGACTTCTTCTTTCTTCTATCTTTAACCTTTCCTATGTTTAATCCTGTATTTAAATCAACTGTAGGTTCAGTATTGTCAGCTACTGTAACTTCTTCAACTTTAACTTCTTTGGTCTCAGTAGGAGTAATAGTTTCAGTACTAGTCTGATTTACTGAAGCATCTTTTTCTTCAATCATCTTCTCTATTTCAGATATTTGAGACTTCTCAATATCAGTTAATTTCTCATATTGTATATTAGGCTCTCTATATCCTACTTCCTTAGGTCTAAACAACTGAGGCTTAGCATTTCTATATTCCTCACCATTAATAGCTAATTGATTACCTTCTATTACAGTATATTCATTAGTGCTGTTCTTCCAACCTTTAGGTTCAGGGTACTCAACTTGTATAGGAATAATATTCAGGCTCTTAACACTAATACCATAAGTATTCTCTAAGAACTTCTTATACAAAGATAATTGTCTTGCATACTTCTCTTCCTTATGTTGGTCTATGGAACTCCTTACAGTCTTCATATCATAGATATAGAAGTTACCTTCTTGGTCATAGGCTAGTAAGTCAAGTGTTCCAGCAACATTTATAGTATGTACTTTTCCTTCAGAATCTGTAACATTTAATGTACCAGTAACTGTAACATCTCTAGGTATTATAGTCAATCCCATAGCATCAAAAGAATTTTTCAGACTTTGGAGTTCTTGCACAAAATGTTTCCATTGTGCATTAGTAGCATTAGGATAGTCATAGAAGAAATCACTTATTAATTTACCATCCTCATGGAACTCTCCAGCAAAGAAATCTCTTACAAATTCATCTACACTAGTTCCTATATTTGTAGATGGTAATATCCAAGGACTATTAGGGCCAAATCTATTACCAGCTTCAGCATCTGCTTGAATTATTGAAGTTACTCTTGAATACTTCTTTCCTGTCTTAGTGTTAATATATCCACTTCCATCAGGAGCCAGTTGTATCAATTTAGAGTCCTCTGTAATTCTATCAGCTATAACTCTTGCTGCTTCTAACTTAACATTAGTCTTTTCTTCTACCTTTCCTTCAAGTACAGTACCTGTCTCACTATCTATTATAGCTTTATCAGATTGCACTTGGTCAGTAGCTGATACAGTAGGAGTATTAACAGGAGTAGAAGGAGTAGCATTACTTGGGTTAGATACTTCTACTGGTCTTATAGTTTCACCTGTAGAAGTGAAAGGGGACCTAACTTCTATTCCCTTAACTTTATACTCTATACCTTCATTACTCATTTCCAATATACCATCATCAAAGGCATTAGCTAGATTTCCCTTGACAGTATCTATACTATTTCCACTTTTTGGGTACTCTACCTGCCACTTTATAAAATCAAAGTTTCCCCTCTTCCTAGTTTCAGTTCCATCCATTATAAGATTCCTAAAGAACTCAAACTTAGTTTGTGGAGACACTGTACCATTAGTTATCCTACCTACTAGTATAGTAGTATTACCATCTGAGATACTTATAGAGAACATTCTTCTTCCATCCTCTAATATTTCTTCAGTAGGTGATATTACATATTTCCAATTCTGATTAGGTAGAATAAGATAGTTATTCATCTTTCTAGTCAGAGTATTAGACAGCTCATTTAATCTATCAGCAAACTCACCAGTAGGAACTAATTGCCCATCTACTCTATCCAATGTAATTTCAGAGTTATCAGGAAAGCTGGAAGACATTTCATCCAATACAGTACCTGCCTTGATTAACCTACTATTAGAATTTAATAGGGCATCTATATCACCCTCATTAAATAATTCTACTATAGACTTATTAGAGTTTCTGTCAACAGTGTTAGAAATAGACCTTATAAATACTCTAAAGTCTTTTACACTATCTTTCAAATTAGGTACATTTACATATAGGTACTTGTTACTTTCAGAGAATCCTAATCTATCAAGAAATGCTTTTCTCATTTTAGCATATATAGGATTCTTATACCTATCCCTCTTTGGGACACTTCTTAATGAGGTTTGGTCTTCCTTACTTAAAGTATTAAAAGATAGATTTTGTGCATTATTATTAGGTTTACCTACTGGTACTCTTTCAGGAGCCTTAGCAACTATTGATGCTAATGTTGAAGTCAGTATATTACCATTCTTATCCCTTATGAGTTTTCCAGATTTTTGGTTTCCCACTAACTCTCTTATCCTTCCTACATTTCCTACACCTTTATAATTACTAGTATTAGTTGATGGGAAAGTACCTATAGGCTGATACTTCTTGTTATCTATGATTAATGTACCATTCTCATCCTCAACCACTGCTATTATAGGAATATCCAAGTTAGTATAATTAGCTCCATTAGATTCCATATTAGCTTTTATTTCTTGAGCTAATATATTATCTGTTACAAAATATACTCTAGTAGCATCTTTACCAGTCTTTAACTTTCCACTTCTTATAAAAGACTCTATATTGTTCTTATCCCAATATTTAACTATTGGGCTATCTGGGTAATTCTCCCTTAACCACTGTATATCTGAAGAGTCTATTAAAGAAGACATTGAGTTATTATCAAATATGCTTCTATTGGTATCTTGAGTCTTCTGCCTTGCTCTATCAAATAGTGAAGGTTTCTTGTTTTCTGAAGCTCTCTCTTCTTCCTCCTTTTCCTTTATTTTTCTTTCCTGAGTTTGGTTTGTAATTTTAGATGCAGCCTGCCTCAGTAATGCAGATGCCTGCATAGCATCCTCATCATTTTCATCAGCTGAAGTATCTAACTGATTAGCCTTTTGTACTAAAGCTTCACTTAACTCATCTGGGTTTTCAAACTCATTCTTACTGAAGCTGTTTAGTATTTCCTCTGCTGTATTCTTTGCATTTTCTGAATAATTATCAGAAGAGTTTCTTATAACTCTTGACCCCAGTTCAGCACTTTTAGCTACATCATCATTACTGTTTTCTCTAAATTCCTCTATAGAGTTATTACTCTCCTGTCTTGAAGAAGTATCAAATGGTTCTGGTTTTTCATCTGATTTCTTATCTTCTTTACTCTCAACTGTATTATCTGTAGTTGCTGAAGTAGTATTATCAGCTGGTAAAGACTGTTCCTCTACAGTCTTCTTTGCAGACTCATTGGCTTCCTCTAATGTAGTAGCTGCTGAACCAAATATGCCAGGCATAGGATTTACAGGCTTAGCAGGGGCAGATTGTTCTGTTGTAGTACTTTGTACCTCTACTGGCTTAGAGTTATTAGCTCTTTCATCTTCATCCCTTTTATAGTTCTGCATTACATCCTTATAAGTCTGTATTGCTTCACCAATACTAGTAAATACAACTTTAGTCTCATCAGGAGAGTTAGAGTTTATATCTTCTACATACTTTTGGAATAATGAGTTATCATCACTATCTACTTCAGACAGTGAATTAACAACAGCATTCTCATCATTCAAATCAACTCCATTGTTACTTAAATACTGTAGAGATAATGCAAACATATCTGCATCATTAGCATCTATATCCCTAAAAGCATCATCATTTACTATCTGATTAAATAAACCTTCAAGAGTTTTTCTATCATTCTTATATCTCTCATAATTAGAGTTATTTGATTTGGATAGAGCATTTATTATAAGTCTTTGTTCTCTAGGAGACCCATTATCCATAAGTTTATCCATCTCCAGTGCAAAGTCCTTATAATCAGATATTTTATCTATAGATTCATACTTCTTCTTAGTAAGTACATCAGATGCAGCCTGCTTAGCTCTTTGAACATACATATTAAAGCTGTTAGGGTCTCTCAGTATCTCATTGTATTGAGTCAAGAATGACTGTTTAGCCAATTCCATTCTTCCAGCATCCTGTATCTTATTGTAGAAGTTTATATCCTTAGATGTACCTCTGTCTATAAGATTACTTATAATATCTCTTTGCTCCTCTGAATAATTTGAGAGATTTTCTTTATTCATCATAATAGCTCTATCTATTGCAGGCAAAGCCATTATTTCAGATTCATTTAATACAGTAGACTCCTCTTCTACATTATCAATGCTCTTTAATGTATTAAGTACCTTATTAATAGATTTCAGCTTAGCTTTCTTCTCTTTCAGGATTTTCTTTTCAGAGTCTGTAAGGTTATCCTTCCTATTATTCAGATTATCAATATCCTTGCTAATGCTCTGTAAGGAGTTAGATAACTCTTCCTTAACTTTTTTAGCCCTACTTAATGAGCCATACCTACTTACAATATCTCTTAGTTCAGGAGACATGTTACTAACAGGCTCAGAGCTGTCAGTTATAAGAGATGCTATATTACCAAGTTCAGATTCAATCTTCTTGCCTCTACTATCCCAATCCTGCAAAGACATCTGACCAAATATAAGAGCTTGCTTTGTATCTTCATCTACATTGCCTAATGTTCTATCTATCTTATCAGACTCCTTCTGTATGGTATTAATAGTATTAAGTAGTTTATTGGCATTACTCTTTAACTGGTTAAGTACTTCTGTATCACTAACATTACTATCTTGAGTATTGATGTTGTCCCTCATAGATTTAATATAGCTATTAGCCTGTTCTGTACCTTCTTCAAGGTTAGCTACAGTAATAAGTTCATTCATAAATGAATCATAATACTGAGTTCCCCTCATCTTATCTAACATGAATACATCATTGATAGTCTTACCTAACAAGCTGTTTCTATATCCAAACTCATCATTACTTTTAGCATCACTCTCCATCTGCTTTGCCCAGTTATATGTGCCTACTATACCATCAAACTTAGCTTTGTTATTAGGGTCTCTTAACCAAGTTTCTAAGGTCTTAGCATCATCATATAATTGTCTTTTTGTCTCAGCATTCTCTCTTATAGCATTAGTGATACCACTTCTCCAGGGCATTAGTCTGGTTATATGACCTAACCTGCTCTCTCCTTCTCTTCTAGACAAGTCAATTTCAGTATGGTATTTACCATCACTTCCTTTCACTCTTTTAGTATAATCTCCACCTCTAAATACAGGAGTTCCCATAGCTGAAGATATAGCACCATAAATACCTGATTTAATGGTTTCATTATCTACCATAGATTCACCCATAGATAGTAGGGCTGCTGTAAAATCTCCAGCCATATAATCACCTACTTCAGCAGAGCCATCACCATTATATTTATTTTCAATAAACTGATGAATATTATTGGCTGCACCTCCACTCATTGTAGCATTAGATACACTCTGTAAGTACTCTTCTGTAAATTCACCAAGTGGCTCTTTTGCTATATTCCAAGTTTGTTTCCAAGCTCTATACTTAGGAGTTACAGTAGTATTTGCACCTGAGCCTGTTATATCAAATTTACCTTTAGGAGTTGCCCAATTAAATAGTCTTGACTTTTGAAGAGTACCCTGTACAGTAGAAGACTGCAATCCAGCTTTTAATGTTTGGTTTATTACTCCATTAATAGCTGAGTTCACTAAGAAATTATTAACTCCTGCTTTACTAGCAGCAAACTCTGCCTGATTTAGGGCTTCTTTATACTTAGATGAATATTCATCCCAAGCTTGCTTATATAAATCATCTAAAATCTTCTTTGACTCTTTATTAGGGTTAAAAGAAGAAGTCATCCTTCCTGTTTCTCTATTCCTAGTGAGTTTTGACTTATTGTAGGCTTCCTGCATTCTTTTATTATACTCAGCCTCATACAGTTCCTTAAATCTTCTATCTACATATTTAGATTGAGCTTCTGCTATTTTTTTCTTGGAGTCCTCTAGAACTTCTAGTTTAGTATTAAGCCCTTCAATAACACCCTCAGTAGTTCCAGCAAGACCAGGGATAACAAACTTATTAGTAAAGTTTTCAGCCTTTTGAATAGAATTGAGAGTGTTTCTAGCCTGCATTAACTTCTGAGTAGTACTACCTGTCTTACCTAACATTGTAGCACCCTTCATACCTTTAAATGCCCATCCAGCCAACTTGGCCTCTCCATATCCAGCTAGCATAGATGCTACAGTAAATCCTCCTGACTGCATGGCTACGGGTATAGTATTTACATTGAATATTTGGTCAAATAAACTATCTGAACCACTTTGTTGTCCTTGAGTCTGCATTACCTCCAACTCAGATAATCCACTCTTTTTAGCTTCATCTAAGTTATTTATTGTTCCGTATTGGGTAACATCATTACCAAATCTGGTAATATCATTATCCATTACAGAATTCATAAAATTCTCAAACCCATTCAGGCCTTTTACATCCTTATAATTGCCAGCAACATAGTCATAAGCACCTTTGAGCATACCATAAATTCCTATAAGTGCTCCTGCTGCTGATGCCCCCATTCCTACAAAACCATTCCATGCCTTTTCAAATAAGCTTTGGTTCTTTGATGCTGTATCCTGCATTTTACCTTGCAGCCATATATTAGCACTTTCTTCTCCATAAGCATCTCTCTTGGCATTATACTCAGTAGCAATATTTTGCCAGTCATTATTTGTAAAGGGAAGATAATCAGTGTTTTTATACTTTCTATAATATGGTGATACACTCTCAGCAACAGTTCTTATATCTTTTACAGCATGGTCCCTATCATAGGCATTTTTAGCATAATCACTACTATACTTCCCCATAGCATTATCATAGGCTATTGACTTAGCCTTGAAAGCCTCTTGCTCTTGAGGAGACAGTTCATATCTTATAGGCTCTCTGACTCTAGTTGCATCTGACTTTACAGTAAATAAATCATTATTGGCACTATATCTTTTTGCACTTCTCCCAACTGCTTCAATAGAATCAGTATAGCTTTTATTATAAAAGGCATCCCTCTCTTCAGGAGACATCTGTTTAAGGGCAGAGTAATCTTCTCTGTCCTTAAACTTTGCCTTAAACATTTCATTTCTATACATTCTTTCTATTTCATCAGAAGATTTTCCTGAAAGATATGCACTATATTTCTTTTCCCAATTGGCTCTATCCTGAGCTGTCAATCCTTTTAATCCTTCTAAAGCCATATTATTAATTTATAAATCTCCAAACCCTATAGGTTCTTGAGATGTATTTGATTCACTTTGTTTTAATCTTATTTGGTAATGGTCATCTGAGAATGAGTCATGGTCTCTCCATACTTCTACATCATCAAATGTTAAGCCATACTCAGCTAACTTAGCTGCCAAATTAGTCTGCATTGAGTTACTTAGGTCAGTAAATGATATTTGTTCTTCATCTCCTGTATCAAAGCCCTTTTTCTTAGTAGTCCACTCTTCATTAGATAATCCTTCTTGGAAATCTGTAGTAGCACTAGAGTTGTTCCACATCTTAAATTGTAATCCAGAGAATGGCTTCTTATCTTTATTCTGACCTTTTGAGACACTAGTAGATTTAGGGGCAGCCATAATTTCAACCTTTCCATCAGGGTGTGTTATCCTAACTCTTCCACCTCCAACATCCTTAACTCTATCTCCATTAGGTAATTCAGCTCCTAACTGCTCATCTTCCCATCTATCCTTAGACCACTCAAACTGTTCTCTAGCTAAAGCTAATCTTTCTCTTTCTGCTGGGTCTATATATCCCCTATTAGCTTGATAACTTTCATTATATGATATTCCAGACATTATACCACTTATAGTATAGTCTATAGCTCTACTTAAATTTTCCTTTGTAACTCCTGACTGTGATACTATTCTATTTATAGCATCTTTAAGTTCAGGTATATTAGATTGGTTTAATAAGAACTTATTAGCTGCATCTGCTCCATATCCCTGTCTTATCTTCCAGTATTGACCTTGTAATGCAGGAGATACATTCATCATTCTTGATGATGCAGATATGGCAGCTTCCTTACCTTTCTTATATAAATCATCTCCACTAACTGAAGTATAACTTAACTCTGGATTGTCTAGAAGGCCATCTAATGATATTGAAGAGAAATCCCTGTCAAACATGATTGATGGATTAGCTGCTCTTAACTTTCTCTGTTCTTCTGCTAACTTGCTTCTTTGATTATATGCTTGCTCAATAGGAATAATTTCCTTACTGTACCTTGCTCTCATGTTGAGCATATTCTTCCTACTTACAGCATTAAGTCCTTCACTTGCAAGCTGACTGGCTTGATTCTCCAAATCATTTGCATAGGTCTTGTACATCTTATAGGTATATGGGTCAGTCTGCTCATTGGCTAAGCCATCCCATATACCAGCCTTTGTAGACAAGTCAGTATATTGTTCCTCAATTTCCTTATAATTCTGACCATATATTTGATATGGTTGCAAGTACCTGTCAAAAGAGAAAGGCTGGAACTTGCTATTTACAACCAAACTATAATTTGCCATATTAGTAAGTGAGACCTCCTCTTCTCTTCTTTAATTTTCCTCCTTTAGAATACTTGCCTCCTGCTACAGACATCTTGTAATCCTCCCACTCTTCTTTACTCCATTCCTTAGGTTTCTGGCTTAGAGTACCAAATACCCCTGAGTTGATTAGCATATCCCTGTCAGACCTGTTATAAGCATCTATTCCTATATTACCCAATGAGTCAAACAGATTAGTCAGGTTAGCACTCATACTTGCACCTCTTCTTGCATCTATTGCATCTCTCATTGCCATAGCTTGTGTAATACCACCTAGCCTTGTACTTCCTGCCCTTAGTGCAGCCTCCTGATTAGCCATTGCAGCTTTAAGCCCCATCTCAGAGTTTGCTTGATTGGTTCCTCTATTAAACTGCTCTACCATCTGTCTCTGTGCCAAGTTATACTCCTCAGCCTGTCTTGCCAAGTCTCCCAACTTGCCTTGTGCATTATAGTCTGCTGCAAGTAGTGCGGCATTCCTTGAAGGACTTGAAGAGTTCATAATAGCTCTTCTTGTTGCACCAGCCTGTGCACCAAGCTTATTTATATAAAAGTTCCTGTCAAGTGGTTTATATTGCAGATAATTCCCTATTGGCTTATAGCTTACAGGAACATAATTACCTACTTTGTTTGCAGCCTCTATGATTGCATCAGGTCCTGTATAATCAGGCCTGCTGAATATACTTTGACCCAATCCTATTGCAGAACCTACTACAGGTGCATATCTTAGCCAAGTAGCATCAAATCCTCTTCTATCTGTATTACCCTTTCTTTTGGGTACCCTAACTTTAGCAGGAGTTGTACCTTCCACATTAGAAGGTATATCATATCCTACTTCACCAATACCTGATATTTCCATAGGAGACAGGCCACTAAATCCTGCATAAAGCCCATCAATACCTATAGGCTCTATGGTAGAAGGTATGTCATAATCCACATATTTAATCATGTTGGGTCTCTTTGCTGTAGCTGTAACCTCTGGCATCTCTCCTGATTTCCAAGAACCAAACACTGGAGTATATGTGTAATCATCAGGTATAAGACCTCCCTCTGCATATTGTACTCCTTCAAGTCCATATTGCCCCTGTCCTCTAAGAGCCTCTTGCTCCTGCATTAACTTTATGAGACCATCTTCCAGCCCTCTCTTGCTTATTGGGTCATTGGGTCTTTCCCCAGACTCCTTTTGAATCCTTTTGGCAGCATCTGCAAATGTCAGACCTTTGCCACCTTTCAATTTATACTTCTGCTTCACTGAATCAGGTACTTTAATCCTGTTACTAAATACATAATCATTATAAATCACCTCTCCTTCTTCCACAAGATTAGGTATTCCATTATAATCAACCCCAATCTGTACTCCTTCATGTGGATTCTCTTCATGGTATCCTCCATTATTTATAACAGTGACACCACTGGTAAAATCTGCTCCATGAGTACCCATGAGGCCACCATCTCCAAATGGATTAAAAGGTATTTGTATATTAGGTTTGGTAATAGTTCTCATATTATAATCTGATAAGTCAGACAGACTGGGAGTGTGCATCTTGTCATATACAGACCTTGCCTTCTTTCTTTTAGAGGTTCTAGAGAACTCCTCTCCCCTGACATATCCTCTTTCAAATGCAGAAGAGGAAGCCTCAGGAGTATTGGATTTCTTGAAATTGTTCAGACTTCTCTTACTCAACCAATTCATCCTATCTACACTATTAAGTGTATTTTCCAAGTAGTCCATTTGGCTAGGCAGATAAGAGCTTTCAGGTATTCTGGCACCTCTCCATTGCATGATTCCATGTGCTCCCTTTCCACCACCTCTGGGATTATAGGCATAGGGATTGAACCTTGATTCCCCATATATTGAACTGTATACAGCAGCCTTTTGAGAGTTATTAAGTCCCATGTTATTTATCCTGTCTGCTATATAGGCACTATAAGGCAAAGTAAACTCTTCATCTATCCATCCTCCATCATCATGTTTCCACTTTCTAGCATTCAAGGCAAAGGTAGCCATCTTCTTTTGTGCAGGAGTACCATGCTCCTTGAACCAAGATGCTGACTTTCCAGTCCTCTTTTTAAGGGCAGTAAACTTGCCTCTGTTCTCAGGCTTGATATGAATCTTACCTCCCTTTGCCATGTAATTGGACATAGCTCTTAAATCATTCATCTTATCGGCACTTTCTATTGCATTATCATAACTTAGCAGTGCCCTGCCTCTGGCTATCTCCTGTTCCTTCTTCAACTCATTATATAAATCTTCTGCCTTGTCACTGAACAATCCATCTTTCCCAATATCTGATTGGGAGAAGTCTGCTCCAAAGTCCTGATTAGACCATTGATTAAGTATAGAGTCATTGCTACTGCTATCAACTTTAACTGTACTCAGGGCATTATTGGAGTTTCTGACATTATTGACATTTTCCTCATTAATCTTTGAACCGAATAATGCATTGGTTATACCACCTATCAACCCAGTACCAGCAGACACAATGCCTCCTAATAAAGGGTTGACTGTACTAATGGCAGAACCCACAGTACTTCCTACTTTATTGACTGCATTGCCTGCTCCTGAACTTAGTCCATTACTTATTAAACCATTTGCTGCATTACCAGCAGGGCCTAATAATCCAAGACCTAGTTTACCTAAGTCTTCTTTGGTAAAAAGCTTGCTAATGTCCCATATACTACCACCATCACCATATCTATTAATGATACCAGTAGTAACAGGACTATTGTGTTTCCTTATAACTTTTCTATTAACCATGTTATAATAATTTATTTGCAAAGATAAGTAAAGTATCAGAATTATACAAGAATATTATTTAAAAAGTAAAGGGAAGATAAGTTTATTACTTACCTTCCCTTCAGGCTATCTCTATCAAGTTATTCAAAGTAGTGCACCACCATATCATGCAATATGGTCTTATTTGTATTTTCAGATTCCATAGATAGCTTAAGATATAACCAAGGATTTCTCATCCTGTCTTTATTGTTTGATTTATCCCTTGGTATATTAGCCCTCCATATCCTGAACTTCTTCTTGAGACTTGAAGGTCTTCCAAGTACATGGGTAAGCTTGGATTCACCACTTTGGTATTCATTCCAAACACTGAGAGTATCATAGGTTGTATCCAATAGCTTACCTTCACTGTTCCAACTGTCTGCCCTGAACTCAAGAGTATTGAATATCTTATCCTGGGTCATATCAGGATTGGATATGACAGTAGTATAGAAAGGCTGGTAACTGTTAAAGAAGGTATTATAATCACCCTCATTGTGTAGCCATAGCTTCCCATCCTTTACCCACAGTCCCCTGTCTAGTATATTGGAGAAATATGGCACATTCTCATAGCTGTAGAATGAAGAGAACTGGCCTAATGGTTCTGAAAATGCCAAGCACTCATCCTTGCTTATAAAGAATACATCTCCATTTACCTTATCATAGTATGTTACAAATCCACTAAAGTCTTTAGGATTCCATACATTTATTCCAGTTGACCTACTGTTAATCCATGAATGGAATCCAAGCCTATCAGAGATGTTATCCAACTGGTTGTTGAGTAGGAAGATACCTTTGGTAATATCATCCACAAAGTAGATTCCATTAGATGTCTCACATATAGACCACTTGTTCTGACATCCCAGTTTATCTGATATGTACCTTTTACCATTAACTTTCCCACTATTGGCAATTTCAATAGGCACTCCATCAGTTGATGATATTTGCATATTCTCATTATAGAGGATTTGACTTATTCCTGTATCTTGGAAAGAGTATAGGTTATTACCCATCCTGTTGATAGAATTAATAGGCCCTTTATCCCCATCCAACTCAAGTGTTGAGGCTAAGGTAATATTAGTCCAAGTATCTGTAATCTCTCCTGAGGTCTTTGTTTTAGTGTATGTGATAAGGTTAGGATAGTATTGCCCAGACACAGTATTAGTATCAGTGACTCTATAGGTAAAGTTATTATTGGTCTGTGAGTAAGCCTCATTTACCTTATTAAAGCTTTCTGATGTAGCTGCCATATTGAGGTTGCCTCTGAATGGGTCATATTTACCATCTATATTAACTCTAGTCTCACACATGAATGAAATCACCTCAGTAACTTGATTCTGGTCTTCAAGAGAAAATGGGTAAGTCTTCAAATGGTCATATCTCTGATAATAGGTATCACCTTCTGACCATCTAACTATAATGCTTCCCTTGCTATCCCTAATAGATACAGGCTCACCACAAGGGAGCCATAAATTACTCAAAATAGCATCTTCAGACTGCCCTCCAAATCTGTTTGCAATATCATCTCTATATAATTCACCAAGCCACAACCATCCATGCTGCAAGCTAAGAGGATATGCAGGGCCTTTCATAATAGGTATGGTGTCTTGTGCTACACCTAGACAATCACTATCCCAAAAGAATTGCCCTATAGTGCTGCTTCTTCCATTTACATACCATGTATCTGAAATATTATTACCATCACTTATTGTGGGAAGTATCTTTTGTTTGTTCTCCTTAGTGTAATTCAACACTACTACAGCATGTGGTGATGATTTGTATCTTATCACTACAGGGTCTACACCTGTATTGGTATCTGAATCACTACTAGGTATTTCAATATATTTACCCTTAAATAATTTGTGTGCTGTATTTACATCTCCAGTATTTGAAAACCCTGATATTATTATAGGATACTCACTATGTGTAAGGCCAGCATTCATTGAAAGTACCTTATCTACATTACCATAGTATATCAAAGCTCCAAGACCTGAGTTTTCAGGAGCAGGCAAGGTAAGAGCTGTAACCTCGTTTGAATTAAACACTTTTACCCCTGCTATTCCTGTACCATTATCTCCTCCATAGTTTGCTACCCATATGTTGTCATTATCATAGTAGGCTGTCTTGTATGAGTATTTATAATTTATCATCCTCTTCTTGTCCAACATAGCTGACTTATACCCATCTACAGCCCACTTAGTATTGTTAAGTGACCCGTTTCTGTGCCAAGGATATACTGCAAATCCTGTAGTAATGAGATTAGGATTACTCTGTTTACGTTCAGTTAATTCATCAAACCAAAAAGCCCCCGAGATTAAAGACCTATAGCCAAAATGGGAGTCCCCCAAGTGCTTTACTGCACTTATATAGGTAAAATCATTTTCTACTGCTATATTCTCCTTATAGAATCCTACAGGGAGTTCTGACCTGTCCTTGTAATTATTCACAGGTGTAGATACATTTATATCTATATTGGAATCAAATGCAGTCAAAGGAACCACTCCTACTATTCTAAGTTTTGCTCCTGAGAAGTCATAGTTGTCTAAATTGCTATCAAACTCTATATCAGGAGAGTGTAAGGTTACAATAGATTGGTCTACATAATAATTGTTACTATTGCCAGCTACCCAGTTACTACCACCTAATTCAGTTACTCCACTTTGGTATGGCTCAGGAGGATTGACTATACACTGTATCTCAGCATTTCTATTGTTGTTGCTAGGTATAGGGGCATTATGCCTGAACTCTGCCCAAGCTCCCATATTCATAATGTCGAGTTCAGTAGTAAGGCCAGTATTATCATTTTTTACTATGGTAGTATCATTGGCCATTATGCCTCCCCTAGAGTATTTACTTACAGAGTTACTTTCTGGGGATATTAGACTTGAATAATCTCCACCCCATATACTAGGTACACTTGGGTCAGATATATACTCAAGGTACATTACTTTCTCTAGTCTCCCTCCTGTGCTAGGAGTATACTCTATATATCCATTGCTGGCAGCAGGAGTACCATCTCCTTCAATTCTAGTACATAGCACTACCCAAAGTCCATCCTCACCTACAGCCAAGTCATTAACCTTATATTTTGCATCAGTATTTTGTACTGTAAAGGTATTACCAAGATTCGGGGGAGCAGTTGAAAACTTGAACTGGGGACTCTCTGCCCTAAAGTGTGTAGATTTGAAAATATCAAATGGAGCATTAGGCCTTACAAACCAAGAGGACTGTACAAAAGGAGAATTTCCATCCCTGTCACCTACATTGTATACTGTAGGGCATAATATACCTTGACATAGGCATTCCCTATCATTTAAAGTAGGATATACTATAACAGGTCTTACATTGACATAGCCCTCACTTATAAGCTTACTGATAATATCAGAATCATATATATCTATTTGAGCCACAGGAAGGTCTATCTTATCACCTGTAAACAAGTCAGTATCTATATGTGCTGTGTTTCTAACATCATTTATCCATATAGGGTCAGACCACACACCAGTGTGATGCTGGAACTGTATACCCAGTCTATAGGTTTCCAAATACTTGAAAGTTTTGAATGTGTAAGATGAACCTCCTAGTTGGCTCTTATAGGCATAGTATCCCTCAGGCTCAGGAGGAGTAATACTTTTCCCTAAAGTAAAAGCTATATATTGTCCCCTAAAGTGCTTCTTGATAGAATCATCAATTACTCTAACCTCTTCCTTGATATTTCCTAGAAATAAGGTATTATCTTTCTGAGCCATAGAGCTAGGTACTATACTCTTTCCCCCTACATATAATAAATCACTAGCATCTATAGAATCTCCTGATGTGCCAGTATCCACATAATTTATAGAAGAGATGTCAAGCATTCCTGTCATGTTGCCTTTGACAAGAGACATATTGGCTTCCTTGTCATCAATTACAACAATTGTAAAAGTAGTGCCAGCATCCCAATATAAGTAATCTCCACCAAAATCTATACCACTGTATATGTCAGTATTGAATTCCCAATACTTTGTATCACCACTTCCTCCAGAAGGCTCATACTGGTCTAAGGTCTTATCCTTTATATTTCCTTCCCTTAGAACCATTGTCATAGCACTAGAGGGCAAAGATACATCATAGGAACTTATACTATATTCCATCCTTTGATTTAGTATAGGCAGGTCAACTACCCTCTTAGCCTCAGCAGTACCATCTATTGAGGTTTTGAGTATGGAATATATTCTAACATAATCAAAGTTCCTGTCCAGATTCTTAATACTTATGTTGAAAGAATTGCTAATTTTATCCTCAGGGCTTCCACCTTTATCATAATAGGATACATAATACAAAGGTGACATATAGAAGATATTGCTTTCCTGCCCATACTTTTTATAGTATGTAAAGACATATTGTATAACTCCAGGAGCGAAGGTTCCTCCCCGAGTACTCTTCTGTATGGTCACTTCTTCCTCAAGATTCAGGGAACTCACAAAATCAAAAGAAGTGCTATTATAGTTTTGTGTTTCAGATACTATATTTATCAGTCTAGTTTGGTTAATACCATCTATCCAATACACTTTTTGCACATCCACATTTTCATAGTAACATAGTGTCTCTATAGGATGGTATGGACTAAAATTAAGATTCCCATTACTACTGTCATATAATACCTTGCCATGGGAGGATTCTCCTTCAACAGTTATCCTATATATGTAATCCTTCTTATTATCTTGGTCAGTTGTAAACAATACCAAATAATTGCCAAGTACAGCCTGTCCTATAGGCAATCCCTTTATAGAGTCTATACCTTCTATGTTTGATACCTCTTTAGTACCCTTCTCATTTACTATGCTGAGTAGGGTATTATCATCAGTAGACATTATCCTTATATTCTTGTTCTCATAGGCATACTCAGAAGAGAATTTGCTTACAGACAAGTCCCTCTGCATACCTTTTATCTGCCATGTAGATTTCTTTATCATACTATTGCAATTTTATATACTCTTTATTGCCAAGAGAAGAGAATCCATTATCAAACTCACTTGTCCTTTGAATAAGAGTATTCCACATTCTGCTTATTGATTCCATTTCAGATTGTGATGGTATAGTAAATTCACTCTGTAATTGTCCTGCTGACCAAGCATATTGTTGTTGGGTGTTCTGTAATACAGCAGGAGAAATCTTTCCCACATCAAATAGAATAGTAAATGCCTCTCTCTTGATATATGCTTCAAGTGCCTTCAGGAATACAGGGTTATCAATAAGTAGTGGAAATCCATCCTTATCTACTGGGATTGCCTTATAGGACACTGACACATCTCCTGTCTTGAAGGATACATATAGTACTTGTCCTTGTGTTTTGAAGGACAACTCTTGTGGTATCTTGTAGCCAGCACCTCTGTCATGATGCTCTCTTGGCATAAAAGTATCTGTCATACTTCTAAGACAGATGCCAGTCTTACATTCCTTAATCTGATTAATCTGAATACAATTACAGGGTAGCCTTCCCCTAAAATCCTCTATATGTATTGTTTCTTCTCTGTCTTCAAAAAGTTTAGGCATTCCAAACACTCCCAAGAAATCAATAGTATGCTGAACAGCCTGTTCAAGTGTGACATCTTGCAACAATGGATGCCTAAGTATTCTTGATAGTACCTCTTTTACACTGACATAATTATATTCCTTTACCATAATATCTCCATATAAAGTTTCCTGCTCTTTTTACTTTTCCTTTACAACATCTAAGTATAGCACCCCTACTAACAGGGGTGAATTTCTCAGCTTCATTAGCAGAAGAAAATGACCTAAGATATTCTCCTTCTAAAGTGAATTGAGATACCCTTGACTTCTTATAATCTACAGCTTTGCTTATCTTGTCTCTAAATTCCTGTGATTTATAAGAAGCTATATTTCTGAGGTGACTTTCTCTTATCTTGTTTCTTGCTTCCTCACTACAGACATGAGTTCTGCCTTTTGAGGAATTTGATATTTTACTCCTTGTTTCTTTAGAGGGATTATATCCTAAATAACCATCACCACCATTAGTCATGTTATAAGATATACCTAAACTTTTATAATGCCTAATAAGTTCTATTTCAAGACTCTTAGCTCTTTTCTCCTCTAAGTCAGTAAATAATATTTCATGTTTTATATTATCCCAACCATACTTTAATATAGCATTATAAAAATATATGCAAGTCTTATACCCTCTACCACCATTCCACCTCTTGTTTACAGATTTGGAGGTAATCCCAACATATACTTTGCCCGATGGAGATGTATATCTATATAATATCCATTTCTTATCTTTCATGTAAGTATATATTTATATTATCATAAGGATTATGTATATAGTTCTTCTTAGGGGTTACTGTTATTTCAGGTAATACTACTCCTCCCTTATAAGTCATCACAGCTTGAGGGCCTTGATTATTATCATTAAGACCAAATAAAGTATAGTTAGGATTTTCCATCCCTTTATCAGTAAGTTCAAACTCCGTAAAAGAGTTCCATTTACCTCTACTTGGATGTGTAGGATGTGCAGGTTTCTTAACCCTGTCATCCCTATGTCCTCTTTCATCAGGATAATATCCTAATCTATTGGCTTCTTCCTCAGGAATAGTAAAATCATAATGATGTGAAGGTTCACCTAAATACTCTTCTCCTTTAGAGTTTCTGTATATAGCATCAACCAAAGAACCAGCACTATAAGGATTAAGAGGACCTCCTTTAGCAAATTTATTATAAACCTCTCTAATTGTACCTAAATCTGTAATACCATTTTCAATTCCTAATTTTATATAGGAAGCTCTATCTTTCATTGACAAATCACTCCAGTTCATATCTTGAAAGCATCTAATTTTCCTTCTTTTATTCTCTGTTTTAACCTCCTCTTCAGCTCTCTATTTACATTGAATTCATAGAAAGACTGATTATTATAGTCTGCCAATTGTCTATTATAGTAGACTTTAAAGATTTCTTTTTCCTCCACTTTAACAAGTGTCCTATTCTCATAGGCTTCCTCATCTTCATACCATAATTTAAGAGTTCTATCCCAATCTATAGGCAAGTTAGTTTTAACCTTTTCTCCATCAAAACTAACTCTCGCATCATATTTCCTTAGCTCTATTCTGCCCATTCTATGTGGTAACTTAATATCATTACCATGAAGGAAACTATCAGCTAAGTAGTCATTGACTTTCCTTATAATGCTGTAGAACTCATGTTCTGTAAGAGGTCTTCCTATATTAAGCCACTTTCTTTTTCTCAGGAATTTATAGGCATCATATACACCCAAGGAACCTGATACCTTATGTGTTCTATGTTCATTCAAGTGACACACTGATGTCCTAAACTCCTTCCATTTCTTATACTCTTCCTGACAATCACTCATAGGTTACTGCTTTACTGAAACATCAGATGAATCATCCTTAGCATTGTTCTTATTATCATCAGGTCTGTATTTAGCACCCAGCACCTCTTCTACCATAAGACTTACAAGAGGAGTAACAAGGCTCTCCTCAATAGGAAATTTCCTATCAAGCACATCACACTCCTTATTGTCTCCACATTCCAATTCAGAGGCTATGCTGGCATCTTCAAATATAGCAGTTACCTTTATCTTGGAGAGGTAAAGGAATTGGGGATTCATAGAGATTAAATACAAGTGGTTATCTGGAGCAAGAGAGCAATATATTATGTTCTGTAGATATTTGTCATATCCTACATATCTCATTCTATCCCTGCTTATGGAGGTTATACTATCCTGATAGAAATCAATAGGATATACTCTGGTATTACTGACACTTAATATATTAGGTACCTCTTCCTTACTCATAAGATAGGTTCTGCCACATGGGCCAGAAGGAGATACTGATTTGGTCAAATCCAGACATATAGTCTGATAGTTGCTTTCAGGTATATGCTTTTTGACATCAGAATATCTTTGCTTTATAAGGAATGCCCTATACTTATCTGCCAAAAGTATAATATGATTCTCATTGAAAGTAGAGTCATCTGATATACTCTTTACCTCATCCAGACATAAATAAACTAATTCTCTGTATGTCATAACTATATATGCATGCTTATTAATAAATAAAAAACTATTGCAAATATAGATATTTATAATCAATATTGCAATAGTTTTAATTGAATCTTTTGCAGTAAGCAAATATATAACTTATATAGCAGGAGTTCTAGGTTTGTTATCTTGTGTGAATCTTATCATGTCATCCTCAGATATTCTGATAGATCCCTCTTCACCATACACAGCAGAGCTTTCCTCAGTAGGAGGATATGGTATTAGGCATGAAGTACCAAATATACAATATAGGGCATTATTCATGCTATTGTAGTCCCTATCATCTATAAAGGCAGACATTGGGCCACTAGTAAGCTCTTCTATCAAGGACAAAAGCAGTAACTTATTGACATCATTATAACACACATATCCTGTACTTGAAAGTATATTGAAGTATGTAGCTAATGCCCTTTCCAATACATTACTTAAGTTATCCATAATGAGCACCCACATTTAGTACTTGTATCATCTGTTATCACACAGTTCCTAAAGAACTTGTTCCAATACTTTATTGCCAAAGTATAGTTCCCTGTCTTTAAGGAAGTAGTAAAAGCCTTCAGTTGAAGGTATTTGTCTATAAGCTGCTTGGGAATATTGCAAGTCTCCTCTACCTGTCTGATGCCACCCATCAGTGACTTATAAAGGTTATGTATATTGACAGCTATTCCTAAATCATAATATCTGTCATACCCACATGGAGTATCAGGTGCCATTGTACCTTTGACAGTAATATAGACAAAGAATAAGTCCTTACCAAAATCTACTGCTGCATTGAAATCTGTCTTGTCTAGGATTAATGTCACATGCTTGGAATTACCATCAATGCTTTTTGTATACACACTGCTTGATGATGGCCCAGAGGTCATGAAGGTATCCTGAGTATCTATGACTACTGAGTCAATATAGACATCATCATAGAAGGAGTATGCTTCTATAGAAGCATCAATTACCAACTGCCTGCATTCTCCTGAGGCTTTTAATGTAGCAAATCTTATCATATTACACAAATTAGGTAAATAAAAAAGGAGACTATAAAAGTCTCCTTATTTGTATCTCGCTTTTAGGAGATGTCTGCAATAGTAAGTCCTGTAGCAGTTCCCACTGCACTAATTATCTGATTGAGAGCTGCTTTATCTGCACAAGCAATAGTTATTGTCTTTTCAGACTTTTGTACTGACTCATTGCTGCCTACATAGGCATAGTGTATATCAAGCACATTATATGTCTTGCCTGGGTCTATCAGATAAGTGGTAGGAATGTTGTTAGGCCAGCCAATGCCTCTGTAGATGTCTCCTCTTTCACCCATACAGAAGTACTCTAAGTCTGCAATAACCTTACCATTACCTATTGTACCATTGGTACCCATCTCTACAGTACCCCAAATTCTCTCATCTCCATCTACAATTATTTCAACTGGCTGTACAGTGAAATATACTGGTGTCTGAGACATAACACCTAATCTCCAAGGCTGTTCTACCTCAGTAATTCTGATGCTGTCAATGTCAGCTACAATTGCTGAAGTACCATCATAGTATGGGTTAGTACTATCACTCTTGCCATTATCCTTAGTAGAAGGAGTTACTGTCATATAACCATTTGCATCAAATCCTCCCTTGCTCTTGGTTGCAGCACTATGTACCTCAATCTTAATCAAGGGAACTATTTCCCTGCTAAAGTTCTTAGCAATAGATTGAGCAAGAGTCTTGTAGAACACATCAGCAGTCATGCCAGAATAAGCATGAACCATGCCATATTTGAAGTATTGGTCCTCATCAGACATGCCCACATGCTGTTTAAATGCAATTCTTAGGATATAATCCTGACCTGCAACTGGAGCACCACCATTAACACTTGAATCCAATGCTATGGTAGCTGACTTCATCTTGTAAGCCATGCTATCAGCACTAGTTGCCTTTGCATAGAGAATGTTTTCTATATCTATAAGGTCACTTCTCATTCTGTTATCAGCTCCCTTATATTCAAAATACAGGTGTTTCTTTTCAGCATCACTTGATACTGCAATAGCACCAGAAGTGTCAGACTCAATTACATGGGGAGCCTTAAATGCAGTTGCTACATAAAATTGCCTTACCTGATTTGTACTAAATGTTGCCATTTTAATTTAATATTAAATTACACAATAGTTTATTTTGTTCTGTTTGTATCCAAACCCTTGCTTGCTATTGCAAGTCCTACTGCCCTATCAAGTATTACCCTATGCAATGCAGGATGTAAATCACACTCTGTTATCTTGCTTTCTCCATTTATGTTTAGATGGGCAGGCAGTGCTACCAATATAATTGGATTGGGTTTAGATAGGTACCTGACTAAGTACCTGCTTATATTATACTTTGATACTATTTCTGCAATCCCATTATCAATATCAAGTCTCAGGACTCTCCTGTATCCTGGACCCCTGAATGGATTGTTATATGTATTGTAGTAATCATCCAAGGTAGTGGGTACCACAAGTACTTGGTTACCATCCTTACAGCCTAGCTTATCATCCCTCAGTTCAACTGATTCATAAACTATAAACCACAAGTCACTAGGTAACTTGAAGAATACAGACTTATCAGATATTCCAGTAATGTCTGCTATTTTTTTAGTAGTGGTATAAGTCTTCACCAAGTTGCTCAGGTATCTCCTTATTTCCTCAGTCTCTTCAAATGATTCCCTGAATGGGTTCTTACCATTGTATAATTCCACTAACAGGTCTTCTTGGGCTTTTGTAAGAAAGATTGATTTCTCATACTCGTTGAACTCAATTCCACCTGAAGAGTAACTGTTCAATAGAACATCAAATTCATTAGAAAATTCCTCAGTTGTCATTATTCACTTCTTTGTCCCAGTTCAACACTACTTTTCAAATCTCCCATATAAGCAGATTTAGCTAACTCTACTGCCCTTTGAAGAATTTCAGGATGTAGTTCACTATTCAAGACACATGGAGATTGCTGTGATTCTCCATCTACTGATACACCAACCAAGTCCTCCAATACTATTGGCTTAGGCTTGATTAGGTATGTGATAAAGTAAATGGCCTTGGTATCCCCTGGACTTTCACCTCCAGATTCTCCTAGGAATTTCTCATCTGCATCATGCAATATAAACCTGAATCCATTGTACTTTGTGGGAATTACAGTCTGGTCTTCAGACCCTTTAGGGTCTCCAAAAGTCTCTATAACTCTCCACACTTGCCTCTTTAAAGGTCTTCCATAGGGCTTGCTCAGGTTATTAAGCAAACTATCTAATTTTATAGGCACTACCTGATAATACTTATCTACATTATTATCTGTACCCTTAATGATTATCCTTTCTGATACCACTAACAGTATTTTGTCAATAAAGCTAGGGGCATTGAATAATACAGCTTCAGGAGCACTGCCATAGATATTTCCAGGGATTGTGACACCCTCCAAAATATCAGTTCCCCTCTTGGAATCCACCTTTATCAAGGGACAGGCTTCTTGCACTAGAAGAGTAGAGAAATCTATTTGTCTTTTGGCAGAATCATCAAACCCTTGCTGGTACTTGTTACCTCCTTGGGTAGAAGTAAAGTAGTTCTTTACTATCTCATTCTGAGCTTTTGTGAGAAACACAGACTTTTCATACTCATTAAGGCCTGGAGCTTGGTTACTGGATATGTTATTGTAGAGAACATCAAATTCATCTGAAAACTCCTGTAGTGTCATAATCTTATATTCTTCTTTATTTTAACTTGGCCTCCAAGGAAAACTTGATTTCCTGATGTTTTGGAGAGTTCAGGTACTTGGCTGCTGTATTCAATGTAGGTTCCTCATTAGCCTCACATAGTGGAGTATTGTCACTTCTCAAGTATAGGAAACCCCCTCTATTTGAAATCAATCCTGCCTCTATAGCTCTCTTGATAAGAACCTTTGTAGAAAGCATTGGGTCAGTAATAACCTTCAAGAATATCTTGCTATCAGCCTGTATTAAGCTATTAACCTTAGTCTGCAAGAACTCAAGTTTGGCAGTCTGTGATGTAGGTCTACCATCAATAGTCTCAACAATAACTCTTAATGTATCAATATCACCCTCAATCTTACCAAACTCTTTATAGCACACCATTGTAGTGCTCATATTATTCTTAGCAACCTTAGTCTCTTCACCCTCAGAAATGATAACAAACTGGTAAGTAGCCTTAGGAGTATCTTGCAATGCTTGCAATGAAGGAGCAATATAATCCTTGTTGGCTAATAGTATCTTATATCTGATATAATCCTCTGGGTCAGATAGATTGAAGTAGTTATCCTGCTTTGTCAATCTTACCTTATTGATACCATTCTCATTGGAATCATCCCAGAAGTTATCTACCTTCTTATAGATACTTAGTGCATTATATTCAAGACCCATCATTTCCTCAAGAAATGCCTTTTCCTTGTCTGTAAGGACATTAACAAACATACCTGAAGATAATCTTGGTACTACAAATGTTCTAACTGCACCCTCTGCCATACCTCCTGACAATACATGCTTAGGGTTATTACCCCACATACCTGTCAGCTTAGGTACATGTCTTACAATAATTCTCTCATTTCTCAGACAACTAACTAAGGCATCATCAGATACCTCTACTTTCTTTTGTGTCTCCTTAGGGCTTTTTACATTAGCCTCTTCTTTTGGTACTTCCCGAAGTGGAGTCTCTGTATTGTCTATATCAAAGTCAGGTACAGTATAATCCACCTTCTCTTCCATTTTCTTTTCTGCCATATCTTCTCCTTAACTTTTTGAAATAAAATAAGGGGAGGGAAGATTATCTTTCCTCCCCTTTTATCATTAGCCCTGTAGAATTGCAGGGATTAGTGACATAGTTCTTGTTGGGTCAAGAACACAGATACCAAGAGTAGCCATTCTGTGAATTACAGCAGAATCCTCATCAAATGACATGTAAGGATTACCCTTTTGACCTGTGAATGGGTTTCTTAGACCCCATTGATAGCCTCTGTACTCATTGTCACCCTTAATCTTACACTTAAAGATATTAGGTTGGTCCATAGTACCAATGTACATAATATCATATCTGTAAGAGAATGCAACACCTCCATTTGGATGGAGTATCTTGTTTCTTACTGGGTCATCATAGAATGGGTCTACATCAATCTTAACTCTAACACCATTAGGAGCCTTATACTCAACAAATTGGAAACCAGCACTCAATGAGTTTTGGTGCAACTTAGATTGAGTCTTTTGAATAACACCAATAGAGCTGTTGTCAAGAACAAATTGTGTCCAACCTGATACTGTCTTTAGTACTTCCTTGTGGAATTGGATAGCACCTCTCTCACCAGTCTTAATCAAGAAGTATCTGTCTCCAAAGTCTAACTTAGAAGCAGAAAGCTCATATAGAGCATCTTCAAGAAGCTTCAAGCTGAATGTGTTGTAATACACAGTATTAGCAACTTCCATCTGCTCAAACAGAGCAGCACCTGTCTTAATAACATTACCAGACTTACCAAAGTTCATGTACTCACCATTGGCATTTCTGTTGCTTCTACCAAATGCAAGTGCATTGTTCTTGTACTCAGAGAATTGCTGTTCTACTTCCCAATCTACATTGTGCATCCACATTGTAGCAACTGACTTAGTATATCTACCCCCAGTTTCCTTAACAATAGGAATACCTACAGCCAGCTTCTTGTTCAACATAGAACCTGGAACCTTGTGTTGGATTCTTACTACAGACCACTCATTTCTCATAGAAACAGGGCTTGTAAATCTTACATCACCAACCTTTCTTGAAAGTTCCTTCTCAACAAATGCAGCTTCAACTGAGAATCTCTCACCTGCAAGCAATCTTTCAGCAGGAACACCTGCTGTGTTACCACCAGCAAGCTCTACCTTATACACTGCATTAGTACCCTCCATTCTTGGGTCTCCAAGTATTCTGAACTGATAGATTTCATTCAGATTACCTACAATGTATTCACCATCAGCAAACCAATCCTCAGGGAATACCAAATAGAAGGGAGCAGTGCCTACTCCAATCATATCACTGGCATCTGTAACAACAGTACCATTTTCATCTCTTGCCTCTACAAGAGGAATGTTTCTCCTTGAAGAACCAATAACATCCCAGTAGTATTCATTATCATCCTCAAACTCTCTTGTTGGGAATTGATTTAGGAATGTGTCAAGTGTCTTTCCTCTATAGAAGGCCAGCAGTTGTACCATTAGGTTTGTAGCCTTCTGTGGAGCTAACTGAAAGATAGAACCAAGGTGGTTTTCCTTAGTAAGACCCTTCCAGTGTTGGAAGGATACCATTTGAAGCTTACCTAATTTTCCAGCCATCGTCAAAAAATATTAAAAATTATAAATTATTTTTATAAAACCATTAGTAATTTTATTTCTCCATAAGTAAATACCAGACTTAAACATAGCTTAGACATCAAGATCCCACCCTTTTCCTATGAAAGATTCAGGGTCCTCATCAACTCCACTGACAAACTTTAGATTACCATCTGAGGTTCTTGCTGTGTTGTTGAGAGTATGTTCCAGCTCTCTAAGACCTTTCTTTACTTCTTTCTTTACTTTACCTTTCACCAAACCATCAAGGTTCTTAAAGCCATCAGTTAGTGTGAAAAGTAACCCAATGTTCTTTAGGAAGTCTGTTCTGTTCTCCATCTCATATTTTTGGATAGCAGTAAAGTACTCTCCTGTCTCTGGGTCTTTATACACAGGCTTAGCTATGTTATCATAAATCTTCTGTCTTGTTGATTTATCTATTGATAAATCCCCAAACACATCCTTGTCATTAAGGATTGATAATTTAAGCTTTTCAGCCTGTTTCTTTCTTTCTTTCTCTTCCTGTTCTGCTTCTGACTTAGCCTCATTGACAAGCTCATCATACTTATCTTTGAAGAAGTCAATATTACTTTTCAAAGCCTCTTTTGCATCATCAATATCAGTACCAGCATTGAAAGACTTTTGCACTTCTCTTGCAGCCCTTTCCTTACTATAACCTCTATTGATAAAGTCTTGATAAATCAGGTCTTTTCTAAGTTTTTCTCCCTTATCACCTTCATCAGAGATATTCTCTTCCTTAATAGAATCAAGGAAGTTTATAGTATTCTCATACTTTCTAATCTCTGTAGGTTCAACTCCAGCATTCAAGGCTTCATCAATTCTTCTCTGTCTTTCATCAAGACCTGCCTTTATCTGTTGGTCAATTAAATCTCTAAAGTCTTCAGGGTCTTTAACCTTAGATAAGCCCTCATCATCAAGGGCTGGGAAGATACCTTCCTCTTTCAAGGCTTTGGCAATGGAAGAGTAGAAGTTTTTGGGAGAAGTGCCATCCCCTTTAGGAGTGGTATCTTCCTTTTCCTCTGTATTTTCTTTTCCACTACCTACGCTCTCTGGTATATCAGTAAATAAGTTATCTACATCAACAACCTCAGTAGTTTCTTCTTTATCCTTATTTGGCTCCTCCTCTTTCTTAGGAGGCTCCCCATTTGCAGGTGGGGTATCCTGTGTATCCTCATCTTCTACAAACAGATTCTCAATCTCCTCTGCTCCTAAGATGTTATCTAAGCTAAGTTCTTCTTCCATACTCTTCTACCTTTTTGTTCTTAAAACAGTGCAAAGGTAAGTAAAGTTTTGCATATCTGCAAGATAGTAAATAAAACACTTATTAGTAGCATATAAAAATACTTGCAATATGGACAAAAAGAAAGGGTAAGATTACCTCTTACCCCTATCTTATTAGTATTCTCCAAGATATTCTACTACCTTGTTTTCGGCTTTGCAA